TACTATTGTAAAATCTGATTATTCCATAGCTATCAGAAGGTCGTCCTATTATATCTATTGCTTTTTCTCCTGTACTAAGAGTTTGAACGGTTAATGGGGCAGATGGACTCATTGACCCGATGCCGACCCCCGTACCGTTTTCAGACATAAAAGAACTATTCCCGATTGTATGTGTTCCCGTAAATTTTGCAAAGTCTCCACTCGTGCCAGATACCGCCGCGTTCGCCGCCGCCGTGCCCGCACCGGATTGATCCGCGCCGACATTGGTATATGTAGGCCATGCCCAAGATAAGTTTCCACTGCCATTATTTATTAGAGAGCCATTAGCGTTGACGGGGACTGTATTATTTTTTATTTTTGCAACCGTCGGCCCCGGATAACTGCCGGAAAGGTCTCCGCTTGCCGCGCTGGTAGGATAAGATTTTTTAGCGCTATCGGCAAGCGCTACGCTTGTTCCCCACGTCCGCCCAGCCCACATAGGAGCATCGAGGGAACTATCAGGCACAATGTTTGCCGTGCCATCGAAGGTCGTGCTTTTGCCGATTATCCGCGCCGTAGAAAGTTTGCGCGCGCGATCCGCTGCAACTGCGCTATCCGCCGTTCCTCCAAAAAAGGTACACCATAGTTTAGTCACCTGCGACGCGGCCCAATCGGTAGCCGAAGCCGTTACATTTCCTATTTGTACATCGTAATTTCCGCTGTACGATTTAGGTCCGATTCCCCAGCTTCCTTCCGCGCCCCATGATCCGATAATTACGGGCCTGGAATTTCCAGTATTGGAAATGTCTCCCAAACTTAATTGCGCCGGTGTGGCAGTGTAGCCCACCGTTCCAATCTGAAAAGAGCCGGCGGTTTGCGTTTGTGAACCGTTTTGGGCAAGCAAAGAATTTCCCATCGAATTCGTGCCCGTGAACATTCCGAGCGTGTAAGATGTCCCGCTCATGTTGGAATTGGTCACATAGGGTCCGCCGTAAGAGTTGCCACCCCAAAGCGTCGCGTTTGCTGCCGTACCGGACGTGGATTGGTTGAGTGTGGGGAAATCCCCGGCAACCGCAATGCTTGGTACACCCGTTCCGTTCGTGTTTTTCAGTATGCCCGTTCCAAGCCCGGCCATCGATGTGCCGTTTATTTTTGCTACCGTAGGCCCCGGATAACTGCCGGAAAGGTCGCCGCTGGCCGATCCATTCGGGGCGCGGGAATCGGATAGACGCGAATCGTTTCCCTGCGCAATTGTCCCACCCGTTGTGCCGAAATTAGAAGCCCATGTTCCGGGAGGTACGGAGTATACAAATGTTCCGCTGCCGTTATTATTGAGCCATCCATTGGCGTTTGAAAGCGCACCGATAGAAGTAAGATTTGCATACGCCGCTTGCCGAGCCGCCGCAGCGCCGGACTGATCGGCCCCGACCACCGACCACGCTGACGCAAGAGCCGTACCGTTAAGTTTTGCTACCGTAGGTCCCGGATAACTGCCGGAAAGGTCTCCGCTTGCCGCGCTGGTAGGATAAGATTTTTTAGCGCTATCGGCAAGCGTAGCGCTATCCACGCGCAAAGACGATCCGGTTGGAATTATAAAACCTGTCGCCGGAACTATTACATGTTTGTAAAGATTTGTACCGCTGTCCAAAACCTGCAAACCCTGCTCTCCGACAATCGTATGCGCCGCCGCCGTTCCTCCGTTTACACTATTTACTCCGCCACCGGAAACGCTGGAGAGAATTTCCCCGATTGTCCTATAGTAAAACCCATTACGATAACCAACAATTATGGTATCATTTACGGTTCCATGCGTTAAAGGATTTGTATATTTTAATTTTGAATTAAAATACACAGTATCACTTCCAATTTGAAAACTAAAAGATAGTCCTACTAAAAGCAGGACTATGCAACTTGCGAAACGGGCGTCCACGGAGCACTTCCCGTAGCGGAATAACATGCCCATAATTGATTACCTCCGATTTGTTGAAGTTGGAAATTAATCCCTATCGGTAAAGCACCGCTTAAAAGTATTGCAATCGCCGCCGCTGGAATGGAGTGATACACACCCAATGCGTCAGTATAACAAAGATTACCCGTATCGCTTTCTACGCCTATTTTACACTTACCTAAATCATCCTGCATCGTAACGGCGGTATTATTCGCAAGCGTAAAGTAAATTGATTGCGACCCAGGTTGATTATAAATATTTGAAACACTCATTAGACTACCGCCGCCCTAATAACAAGAAATTGTAAGACTATCGCTTCGGAAAGCGATGCGGTATGTAGGTTTCTTACTGAAATCGTTGCTATACCGTTCCCCGGCGCAACCGAAAAATTATACGCTCCGAGCGTTCCAACGCTTTGATGATTTATTAAAATCATATCGTTTTGTAAAAGTAAAGCGTTATTCATAATAAATGAAACCGTCGTCGCGTTCGTCAGCGCGGTGTTTTGCATTGTAATCTGTCCGCAGAGCTTTGCAAGCGTTACCACCGAACCTTTATTAGCCGCTTGGGAAATCGTTCCACCAACCCCTCCGGTATACCCAACCGCCCCGCCGCTGGAAAGAATAGGCCCCGTCGAACGAATCAACCCACCCGATACCGTTCCCAGTGTTGCGTTATTTGTGACGGAAAGTGAGGTGTTCAGCGCGTTTCCCGCGACGTTAAGGTTCGTCAATGTTGCTGAATCAACAGTCATACTTCCAACATGAGACACGCCCGTAACTGATAAACTCCCAAGGGTTGCGTTTGCGGTAACATTTAAACTCAAACCTTGCGCTGCTCCTAAATTTGGATTTATAAGCGTAGGACTATTTACAAAAGCCATTGCACCGTAACCATTTGGCGTTGATAAAATGACGTTCGCAGCGTCCGGGTTTACGGAAATACTCGCACTGTTATTAAAAGTAACGACTTTACCCGTGGCAACATTATCTCCGTAATAATCAATATTCCAGGTTCCCGCCTGTGTTCCGTTTGCGGTAAGAATCAACCGGGTATCCGTTCCGGCCGCAAGAGTCCAGAGCGTTGCCGAAGTACCGTCTTTAAGGGTAACCGCTTGCGTTGACGCATTGTCAATTTCATATGTCCATCCGGTTTGTAAAGTTCTTGCATCCGGCAGAACGACATTTTGTGCAAGTGAACCCGTGAATATCGTATATTGAGGACTGTTTACCGTCAACGTCGTGGTGCTTCCCGCCGTTGCGATAGATTGTTGACCTACGGCAAACGCATTGGTGACTATGCTACTTAACGTAGCCGTACCGGAAACATTTAACGATACCGCGGAAACGCTATTAAAAGTTGAAACACCGGAAATATTTATTGTACTTGCGGAAGCGTTACCGAGCGTCGGCGCACCTGTAAACGAAGGATTATTGAGAGGTGCCGCGCCTATTTGTGAGGGCGTAGGCAAGCGCCAATCGTTATTCCCAGCGCCGTCGTCCCAGAGGAATCCGGCTTTTGCCGTCGGTAGAGTAGCACCGCTTCCAGCGGAAGGATTTTTCCAAGATAAATTCCCCGACCCATCGTTGTTTAAATAACCGGAAAGATTAGGGGGAAGTGTAGCCGCCGGACCACTTATCGTTGGGACGAGAGTTCGATACATTCCTGTATTATCCGTATAGGCAAGGGCTCCGGTATCGGTTTCAACGCCTATTTTGCAAGGCCCTAAATTTACGGAAAGTACCGCATGCGTTTGATTTGCAAGTGTAAAGTACTCTGAACTTGATCCGGCTTGATTATAAACATTTGAAATGCTCATGATATTATTGCCTGTTCTCCTTGCGCCCCCGATTGAATTGAATCCTGCCAACCCGTTGCACCTGCTTGAATACTATCCGTAAAGTTAAAACCTTGCGGAATCGTATCGGAAAGCATTATTGCTTTTATTTTCACCTCGTGTTCTGCGTTTGGATTGACCGTTATTTCCTCTAATATACATTCTATATTTACATTCGCGGTTTGGTGTGGAAGTATTAAATTAAATCGATGGCACTCCTGCCAAGCGTCCGCGCCGGTTGCAACGCTTGACACGTTAAATTCAATTTCAGGGTTATACATCCAATTAATCCAATCCGTCAAGTGCGCAAGAGCCGTTGAATAATCTCGTATAAAGTCAAGGTCCGTCATGTCACTGGGAGGCGGTTCCATGTTGTGCGTACGTTGCATCAAATTATAACACAGTCCCCAAAGCGTCGCGGCAACATCACCATTTTGACAACCTTGGACAAAAAGTCCTTTTTGAGTTTGTGAAGGGTTTTCAAAATCGGTATTCATAATCTTTATTAATCCATCAAAAGCACCCGAACCGTAGTTTTTATTATACTGTACAAACGGCTCCGGGTAAATATCAGCCGGATCAGGTTCGTAAACTTTAATCGAGTTGCGGTCAATAATTTGTGAAAGCGTGATGGTATCGCTGGGAGAAGTAAGCGCTTTTAAAAGCGGTTTTACACACTCATATCCATCGCCGTCGGTATATGAAGCCATTCCAAATTGATAACAAAGTTTCTTTTTTATTGTACTCGTAAAGCCGTCTTTTTCATCGTGAATTTGCCCGGCGCATTGGTAGTTACGCAGCGCGGCCATCCCTGAATCATAAAAACTATTCATATTGATAAGGGCGTTATTCCAGTATGCCTTCCCCCATCCGGCGTAAGGCGCGGGCGAGTTCTCGCTTCCGTTCTGTAAACGGCAGAAATGTTCTAAAGCGGAAACCGGGTCTTGTATTATTTGATAATATTGATTAGGTACGAGTGTTGACCCGTCCCAAATAAAGCTTGCGTTTTCCGAAATTATAAAAACACCCGTATTAGTCACCGGAGTAATAAAAGACCATACACCACTCCAGAAATACGCGCCCTGGTTATCGTGGCCCGCCCACGCCCCGGTGGCTCCGGGCAATACCCAGTATATGTAAGGCCAGGTTTTTGGGACCGTTGGAGGTGTCTGAGACCTACTTATGATATTAGTTGTTTGGCCGTTCCATTGTGCGCCTACGCTGTTCAACGCCCAAACTCTTCCGCCGCAAAGCGTATAAATTTCATCTGAAATATTATCAGAAGATTGACAAATAATAGCAAGTTCTTTGACTTGAGCGGTAGCATTGAAATTAACAAAACCACCGGCCATACTCGATCCGAGAAAAATTCCTATTCTATAAATTGAATTTAAAAGAATGAGAGAGTTAATACCGTTCAGAGGAAATGTTTTATAGCCGGTAAAATTTACAATATTTGTCAAGGTACTCAAAGGTACTTGCATAAATGCAAGATTATTGTCTGGAGTTGTTCGATTTGTATAATAAAAATCCGGTAAATCGTTTATAAAGCTATTTACCGTTCCAACACCATGGTCATCAAATTTTACTCCTATTCCTAAATTATCAACTATTTTTGTTTGTAAACCCATGAACCTTCTAAATGAAATTAAAATAGGAGATTGTGTGGCCCCTGATAAATTACCTGAAGCAATATTTATTCCTAAAAAATAAGAATCATATTCTTTTTTAATAAGAGAGAAATCAATTTGAGTTTCAAAAACGGTAAATACCGTATTTACTCCACCGGAATTATTTGTAATAAGTCTATGATGTTGTTCATATGACGAGTCATCTTGATCAAACATGGTATCAGAAGTATTAACTGGATTTGATGAAATAACATAGCTGGTTAAATTAGCCGATGCGGTTGCTAAGCAATAAACGTTTGATAAAAACCCGCCAAATGATAAATTAGTATAGCCTAACATCCCATAGGCATCAAGATTTCCAACCTGTAGACGAGAAAAAGAACCGCGTTTTAATGGAAAAATATCAAAACTTATCAGCGTATTCGGTCCGCCGTCCATCATGAATGGGTTAATAATGATAATATTATTATTTGTAATATTAAGAATTGAATACCCAAATTGCGAAACTAATTGAAACCCGACTTGTTTTTCTTTATTTATTCCATTTGGTATTGCAGTTCCTTGCGCATTGTAAAGTTGAACGCGAAGAAAATTTCTTGTATCAAGCGTACTGTTATAGGCATAGAGGCTTAGGCCCGATTTCCGTAAACTTCCCAAACTATCGTAAAACCCATATAAAGGCCACATATCCCCGTAAAATTGATAGTTTACGGATACAAAAGAAACCCATGCGTTATTGGTATTGAGCGCCACTGTAGGGTCACCCGTTAAGTCCTGCTCGTAACAAGAGTCAAGCGTTACCTGTACGACACACGTTCCATAGTTCCAAGCACAGGAAAGTACTTTTCGATACTTTCCAACAAGACTTGTACCGTCAGCAGCGCCACCCAAGACCACCTTCATCCAAGTTCCCGTAAGGTTTAATCCGCCCGAAGCGCCGACGGAAATACCCATTTGTACCTGATATGTTACTATTCCCGGTGGCGTACCAACTTGATTAACTATCGGAAAAACACTTTGATCCGTTGGCGTTATCGATTGACAAGCAAAGACTTGATTAGCGGGGTATTGCGTAACGTCGCCGGAATTTACAATCGTTAATTCTGCGTCCGAAATTCTTAAAAACTTAGCGCACGAAGGATTTCCATCTGAATTAATTTTGAAATTACCTATTGTAATAGGGATAACCGTACCGTTTTTATCGTCCGAGGCGTTCGGAAAGTTTCCAGAAATAGGGTCATTATTAATAACGGTGGTACAACTCGATATGCGCTTATTGTAAATTCCCTTTATAGGAATTATATATCGTTTTGAAGTCCAAGATGGCTTTTGGCATTCCCCCATCCACCTGGAGGACTCAATATTATTTGTAAATTTAATTACTTTTGCAACAAGCCCGTTAAAATAAATACCGGAGTCACGAACCGTTTTAAAAAATAGATTTGTATTATTTACCTGAGCGGTACAATCTCCCGGCGTTGCGGTATTACCCATCCGGCGTAAATCGATTTTACGAGAGAACGTACCTATTCCGTTTTGCATTAATACGCCGCTTTTCCAAGATTCGGCTGGAGCGAGTACATCGTTTTGCGTCCATCGAAATTGTGAATTTGCCTGTACCTGTGACGTATTTACCGGATATGTATTCATTGAGGTATTTGCTAAGTAAAGCGCACCCTGTGTCGGACTTATTGAAGAAATCCAATTTATTTCCGACTTTCCGCCGCCGGTAATAAATACGGATTCATTCAACTCGAAAGCCGATACATTTAAGGTGTTGAGTTTATAAGTATTACCTGTCAACGCTTGTGAGAGCGTAGCAATACGATTGTACAAACCAATTGACGTGTTTTGTGCCACCGGAGAAACAAAATCTTTTAAATAGATTTTTAATCCGTAAATTGAAGTAAGTGTCGGCGTTCCGCTCATAGTATTTTATCCGCTAATGTATTCAACGTAAAGATCAAAAGAAAATTGATTAAAACCATCGTGAACAAATTCTAAAGAATCCTGAATAAGAGTTACTGCGTACGAACCGGACGAACCCCGGTCATTGCCAAAAGCATAATAATTCGCCGTTGTCCCTAAATTAAACCACGTTGCCCGTGTGCTCGGAAGTAAATTATTTAAAAGTGCCGCTGTCGTTCCGGTCCCCCATTTAAATTTCATTTTTGTACGCCACGACGCGGCGGAAAGTCCACGGTCAATAAAATTTAAATTTCCATTTTCCGTGACGTCATTTGAGATTCCATTGTCCTCTTCAGGGTCAAACCAATCCTGAGGAAATCGAACTTGAAAGGTTCCGCAAATATACATATTTCCTTCAATAATTTGCGCTGGAAGGGAATACGCGGGCCACGCGCCCATACTCCGCATTGAGCATGATACTCTAAAATAAAGGAACGGCTCTTCTTGAAAAATCTCGGACTTGGTTATCATAAGCGCAACGGTAAAGGGTCCGCCGTCCCCGCGTAATGGCGTAAAGGGAAAAAACCCACAAGCCGCGTTCATCGTGAAAACTAATGTATTTACTGCACGCCCCGAATGCTTTACTAAAGTATTAAGGTTTGTTTGTTGAGCGGGTGTTAAAAGTAAATCAAAATCACAACGATATTTATCATAAGTAATCCCATGATCAAAAACAACATGTGACCCGGTGTCTAAAACGTCAATATCCCACGGCAGTTCAATAACGGATTTATACCCATATTCGGGTACGGGAAAATAATACGTATTGTTAAGCGTATCGGTTAGGCCAAACATGCCATCGGGTATCGTCACTTTATCGCCGCCTTAAAACGTTCAAGTTTTCCCGTTCGATTTGCTTCAACCAATAGTGATTGTATATTGTCAACAGTTGCAGAATCAGCGTTGCCATAAAAATGAAAATGATTTACATCACCACCGCTATTTTTAGACTCTGTAGCCGTTTTAACAATCGAATGTTCCGGTAAAAAAATCGTTTCGTCCTTATGAACCTTTGCCACGCCGCCCGGCGCGTTATCCGTACCGCTGGAAAAGGACTGAGATGCTATTTCCGCTCCGTTAGCAACACCTGCACCTACGGCTACCGCCGCTGCCGCAATACCGAGCGCCGGGCCCACGTAAGGAATACCGGCCATCGCGGAATAAGAAGCCGTTGCTGCTTTATAGGTATTAATTACGTTTTCCGCTTCGGACATTACTTTATATGCGGTGCCAAACTCATGCCATTTTTTAGACATCGCGTCAAGCGACGTAACCGTACTATGCAGTCCGGCTTCAGCGTGGGTTTGCCAGGCCTTAGTGACTGCCATCGCGCGCGCTTTTTCCGCTTCGGTATAACTTACACCGGCTTCTTCCATTTTGTCATATTTTTCTTTTATTGCTAATAGTTCAAGTTGGTTTTTGTCAAGTCCATCTTTTTGTAATTCAAGACTTGCCTTTTCATATAAAAGTGTTTCTTTTTTCAAAGCTTCCGCAAGATAAAGTGCGTTCTCTTTTAACATATTTTGTTTATCTTTTGCGGATTTAAGATCAATATTCTCCTCGTCCTGCGCGAGCTTTTCGTGTAGAGACCGTTCACGTTCTTCCCACGCGGCATAGTCCCCGGTAGCATCATAATCTTTTACGGGTTCTGCGGGTGTCGACGTACCGTGTTCGGATATTTTAGGTTCAGGTTTTGGCGGTCCCATTTGACCATGTTCTTTACTCATGGGTATTTCTGAAATTCGACGCCGAAGGTTCTCTATTATTTCAAGTTTACTTGCGTATTCAACAGTGCCTTTTGTCATTTGCGTCAATTCAACTTCATCTTTCTTTAGGGCTTCGTTTAATTGTTCGGATGTTGCCGGTTTAGCCGACATTGCTCCTAAAACCTCAGCGGTAAAGTTTTTTAGCTTAGTTGTAAAGGGGAGCATTTTCTCCCCTACGGATTCCATGAAATTATCCCAAGCAATTTTTAAATGCTGTGTTCCGTCATCCACCTTTGCAAGCGCTTCGGCTTGTCCGCCGAATTTTTTATTTAATTCCGTTACGGCAGAATTCACGCGGTCCATCGAACCAGGAAGCCCATCAATTTTTATTTGTAAACGGCCCATTGTCCCGGTCTCACTATCAATCGTACGGCCCACAAGGTCCGAAGCCGAAGCCAAGTCCATGCCTTTTGCTTTAGCTAAGTCCTGGATAACGGGCATGAGTTTTTTGATTGCACTCTCGTCCTTAACATAGTTTGCAAGACGCGCGTCGGCTTGTTCGGTTTCAACATGCCCGATCAGATTTACTTTTTCCAAAGCTTCGGCCTGCTCTAATAACGCCGTGGTGTCCCCGCCTAATGCCGTTTTTAATTTGGTTTGTGCAAGTACATTCTCCTGTGCCTTATCGGCGGACTCGTTTAAAAAGTCAAGGGCCTTTTTAGCGCCTTCAAATCCAATATAACCGGCAACGAGACCTTTGACGGCTCCGCTGAGTTTATCAAAAGATGATTCCGTTTCTGTACTGGCGGCAGAAACCTTCCCAAAGCTTTCCGTGGATTTTTCTTGAAACTCGGTTATATTCTTATTTATCGTATCGATGTTTTGACTGATAAAATCTTTTAACCGCGCCTCCATCTCCAGCGCTGGAAGGTCAATTGTGTCGCTCATTGACAACCTCTTCGTACTCGTGCTTAAAGTTATTGAACGCCCTATAAGCTGTCAAGAACCGGAGCGAAACGTCATGAATACCCGGCATCGGTGCCGTGGGAAAATCTTTGAAGTAATATTTGTAAATCATATAAAACTTTTCCACGCTTGCCGGAATAAACCTTCGCGGACAACTCCGCAATTTATAATGTATGTTGTTTTCAACCCACTCGAATGTGGGAATTGCCATTCGAGCCGTGCCGTTGCAGCCCCAGACTTCCGGGAAGTTTTTGTTGATTTTGCATTTTGTACAATCATACTTTCCTTTAAAAAATCCCGAAAGCATCCCCGCTGCTATTCTAAACCTAACAATTCCTCGGCGGTCAGTTCTGAACGTTGATCTATTGCGCGCTTCATTTCGGTTTGTAAAGTTGGGGTAAAAAGTTTTATGAACTGGTCCGAGTCTTCTCCGGCTTTCATTTCAATTACTTTATCATTTGCAAGTCGATAATTTTTAAAAGAAACAAGTCCGGTTCGTAAAGCATTAAGTCGATCTTTGCCGGAATCTATTACATATTTTCGCCCCTCGGACGCGTCAAGATTTATATATCCCATACCGTCTTCGGCTTCGGCAAGTTCAATACCGTTGCGACTCCGAAGCGTAAAGATGGGCCAGTAGCTTTTTGGGATGTTGTTCTTTGCATCACGGTAAAACTTAGGCACCCATTTAAAAGGTGTCTCAACATCAAAGCCGAGCATTCCGCCCGCTTTAAGTTTTGCTTTTATCTCGTCTGTAAGCATGATAATTTTTTCTTCCACTATACCCTCCTTAAAAATAAATGTGGTACGCTGGGGTAGGGGAGGCGAGGGCAGCGTCCCCTAAGGAAAACCCCGTCCCCAACGTATTCACATCGTTTGGTTTTAGCTTATTGTGCCCTGTAAAATCATAAATTCGTCGTTTCCTAAGTTACGCGTAAGTAAACATTTCACGTTGTTCGTGACGCGACCCTCACGATTTCCCGGTTTATTCGATGCAATGACCTGGGCTTTTGGCGCGGTAATCGTTAAGGAAATTCCCGACGATCCGCCGCTACCAATAGTTTCCGAATACGCGCCGGGAGATTGCCCGTTGGCTAAAAGGTTATTATACATATCTTGAACGCTTACGGGCTGTAGAGCGGGGTCAATTTCGAGCATCGGAGTTCGATCCACGATACGCGTACCTTCAAAACCTTCGGCGCGTGTTGGATCTTTAAAAACTTCGAGGTTATTCCCCACGTCAAGCGTTATTTTATCAAACATCTGAGATACGCCGTAGAGAGACGTCGTACATGCAAGCACGGCCTGGGGGAGCGCCGCATCCCAACCCGTGGGCATGATTTGGTTTGCAAAAGTCCGTTCGGAAATCCCAACGAGTACACCGGTAAAGTCGAATTCAAGTTTTGCAGGAAGTCCAACACCGCTGCTTGTCTTTTTTACCGTTCCCATGCAGCCGCGTGCCGCAATGACAATTTGTAAAGGAGAAATACCTTCGGCCATTTCTACGACCTCAATCGTCACGGGAACGTTAAAATATCGTGAATCGGGGATAAGCGCGCATCCGGTCGTATTATAAATGACCTGCTTCAATCCGCAAGCGCGTAAAAGCTTCCAATAGTTTGGAGGCGTGTATGCGTTGATGCCGACGCACATATCAACAGAAAACGTAATCTTTATTTTCCGTGTACCTGGAATTTGTAAATCCTTTGACGCGTCGCCGCGCGCAAGTTTCCGGGCGTACATTGCAATATCCGGGTCATAATTAATACCATACACCGCAACGTTGTAATCTCCTCCGTTGAGAGGGCTTTCTTGCGTATAAGGAGTGCTCTCAATTCGGCACCCCATCGTACGCTTGATTTCTAACATGCTATTGCTCATTGTAAACACTCCTTATATGTAAATCAAACCCTCTTTGATAACTATTGTTTAGTCGGATCAGTTAAATACTGCGTATACCAAACCTGAAACCAAATATCAAACCCAAATTGCGGTGAATTTGCTAATTGTCCCCACGGCGTGCTTGAATGATACATACAATTAAACGCCGTTGGAACTCCGTTTAAATCCGGTACATTCCAATGTAAACCAAAATACTTTTGCACATCCGCTATAAAACTATTACGCGCCTTACGCGGACTATCTACTACGTTCATTATACATTGTAAATCAAGTATAAAACCATTAAAAAGCTTTGCTTGATTTCCGCCGGTTTGTGTATGTGCACCCGGCCTGATTGTATTTGAACAACTATCCGTTCCTTCATAGATATTAATACTTGGCGTGCCTTGAACCGCCGAAAGTTCAACCGGAGGACTATAAGCATTTACAACTGTGTTATTATACCCGGACGCTATGGCAATGGTTGATAAACCGTATTGCACTGCGTCGATAATATTGTCTTTAACGGAGATCATTTATAATTTGCTTTCTTTGACTTAGTAAAAAGGTATCTTCCGGGTGATGCTTTAAAGCGACCTTATTATACCAAAGAGATTTTTCCAACTCTTTTGCCTTTAAATAAAGCGACGCCAGGCGCTGGGAAGGAAGGTCTTCATAGTATGCCTTATCTTGTAAAGCGCCGGTTCCAAACTTTTTACTTATCGCGGATTCATAAAGCCGAATTGCTTCCTTTTCCAGCTTTTGCGCAACGCGGTTATCCCCCAGTATTACAAGAGGTTCGGCGTTGTCCTGTGTTAAGGCAAAACTAATTCTTAAATACCGTTCCGTAAGCGGTACGGTGGTTTTGCAAAGCGAATCGGCATTCGGTGTTTGTTTGTAAAGATAGAATTTTGCAAGTATCAAACACGCCTCATAAACGTTGGAAAGATCGTCACTGGTTTCGTTTATAAAATCCGTAAGGATTACCGCCGCTTGCGGCCATTGGTTATCCTGTGCTAAGTCTCGTGCAAAGTAAAAGGCGTAATGTCTGTTCGTCGGGTCGCTCAAGTATTCATGTTCAAGGATTTTTAAATTTCTTGCCAACCCATCCAATGAGGTTTTCACCGGGCAATGTATTATATGTAAACCCTCAAGATCAGCCCGCTTATGCATATCAGTAACTATAGTCAATTGCTCATGTATTTTGTTCGTCCATTTGATACCCGAAGCCTTTTTAATAATTCGTTCGCGGGCAAAAACACTTCCCGGCGTTCCGTCTGGATTTACTTTAAGGATATACGGTGCAACAAAAAAATCTATATTTGGATTAACGGTAATAACTTCGTGGATTTTTCTAAAGACAATATCAATACCATTCAGTTCAATCAAGTCGTCCGAATCTATCCACATTGCATACTGGGAAAGCGTCATTGCGAGCGCCATATTTCGCGCCCCGGCAAAGTCCCCTGTTCCCCATTTATAGTTTCCCGTTCGGTCTGCGTACTGCGAAATAACGTTACGAACCTCCTCGTCATCTTTTTCGCAGGTATTGATGATTACGATTTCGTCAAAAAGCGTTCGCATATCGTAAGACGAAAAGAAGCGTCGGGCAACCTTCCCGTCCCCTGGACCTAAGATCATATTCAAAGCTAAAGAAATCATACTGCCCTCCGTAAAAAAAAATTAAGTGTTCTGGTTATGTACGTCTTGTATACGTTGATAAATAGCAAAGCCAAGTATTTGCGCTTGAAATTTAAAATCAACATCATTATTGATTACGGGTTTTAAATAGTCGCTTTTCCCGTTGTCCCAGTCGTGCGCCGCTAAAAATCCGCCGACGGGTATACGCGGGCGAAACATACAGAAATCATAAAGCATTGTTATCCCACACGCTCCGCCGTCAAGAAAAACGATGTCAATTTTCTTTTCTTCCAATACTTTAAAAACCAAATCGTAAACTTCGAAGCTTGAGCCTTTACAAAGAATTACATATTTTTTTAATGGTATAAATTCATCATTTGTCTCGTAGAGGTTTACAGCATATTCATAAAATTCGTCATTGTTTTCACAAGTATAAAGTAAACCCTTTTTATTCTCCTCCAAAGCGCTGGAAATGAAATACGTCGATCCGCCTCCACGACACGTTCCAACTTCACAAACGATTTCCGGCTTTATTTGAATGACTAAATCATAAAGCGCCTGACGCTCTGCCGGATTCATCTGACCCTCGAATCGGTCACGGTCAAAATTAGGTTTCATTCTTCGCCCTCCAAAAGTTCAAGTTTATCCTTAATAATACGGTTTAACCAATAAGATAAAGTCAGCTTTTCATAGTTAAATTCCCGTGCTTGAAATTCGTCCCAAACGATATTTAAAAGTTCTTCGGTTAGTACGGACCAGTCCTCTACAACGAGCATCGGCAAATCAGAAAAAGACTCAATAAGCACGCTACGCTTGACGATAGGAATAGCACCCATGTAAAGGGCTTCCCATGTCCGATGACAATCAATTCCATTGCCGGGAGGAGACACGACAAACTTATGACTATAACAGTTAATAATAAAACTTTCAAACGATTGTCCATGCGGCCTCCAGGTTACCCACGGCTGATCTTTTAGATGCGCCGTAACGAAATCGCGCGCACCGTGGTTATTATTTGCGTTATGGTTCATGTAAACGAGGTTTTGATTTTCACGCGGTCGTTTCCACTGATCATTCAAAATGGTCGCGTCCGAAGAATACCCGCCACCCAGCGGGCGTTCCATTCCGCTGGGAATAGGGATCAAATTATTATTCTTCATGCCAACATTGAGCCCATACCATTTGATGACGCAGGAAGGTCGTATATCGAAATTACCTTTGCCTATTGTAAAATCTGAATTATGTGTAATTAAGATATATTTTTTTGTACTATGTAAAAGAATTTCAAAAAGCATGAAAAGATAATCCGTTTTGCAAAACACAACGGCGTTATTTTCCATTAAAAATTTCGCCTGTTCAAAAGTCGGTTCTCCGTCAATGATTATATCCGCAGCGGCGCGGAATTTATCGCCGTGAATGACTTCGCGTAAAAAGTTAAAAGCGTACATTTTAAAGACCTGTCCCTCGTTTTAATAGGTTTCTACGACCCTTAGGCCGTGACCGTTAAATACTGTCTATTTAAGCGGTTTAAATCGTATTATATAGCCGTATTTTTAAACACCATTCCTGTTTTATCAAACCAGCTGTTATTTCCGGTCGTTTTTCGTGCCGCAAGCGTATGTTCGGGCATAAGTTTAAAGCCCGCCTTTTCCATTTTTTCCATCCAATAGAGCGTGCCTTGGCAGTTTACATGGTGCCAACCTTCCTGCCCCGGCAGCGCGTGGGTCATTGCGACGTATTTTCCACCCTGAAAGGTTTTGATTAAATTAGGTAAAAATTTCTCTTCGATATGTTCAACAACTTCACAACACCAAATTAAATCCGCAATAGGCTTTACTAAAAAATCTGATTTAGTCAAGTCACAGACAAAGCAAGTTTTTAGGCCGCGCGATTGTGCGGATTCGATATTATTAGGTAAACCATCAATCCCCATCGCTCTTACGCCATGCTCTAAAAACCATTGTACTGCGAAGCCCTCCCCGCAGCCAACATCAAGCACGGTTTTTATACTTAACGTTTCAACGAGCCAGTGCCAAAGCGCTGGAAAGAAAGTCCCCGGATCACCGCCGCCGTAGTTCCCGCCGAGGTGCGGCGCGGAATGATCTACGACGTAATTAAAGCAACTTGAGTATTTATCATTTACAATCTTTTCGAGGCGCGTGAACTTTGAACCTTCTTCAATTTCGGAGTCCCACTTATTATGCCAATGCCAGGCGAAAGCGCCAGGAAACATTTTATTAGAGTCCGAACCGTTTTTGAACGGATGGGCGGATTCCCCCATATTAATAAAGAGCTGCCATTCAGTGTTAAAAAATGCGCAGGGGAAGACGGTCCAATTTTTATTGAATTTTCTAACTTCTCCATATAATGTTGATCCCCAATCAGTAGAGTTAAAACCTGCGGGCATCTTAGGGAGCATCGTCAAGCAATCCGCCGCGAGTTGCGAACCGGCAAACATGCGCATTATTGCACCGTTAATTTTATCGGTTTCCGTCCCCCACTGATACATGAACTCCTGTTCAAGCAACGGTGCGAGGTCGCGCAAAAGAACCATATCGCAGTCTACATAAACTCCGCCGTATTTGTAAAGGATTAACAAACGAAATAAGTCACCGCCAAGCCAGTTATTATCATCATCGCGGGTCACGAGGCGACTTCCTTCCAGCGGCGTGCCGACGGCTTCTTTTATTGGATCATAAATACAAAACTTAATATGCCGTAAAAGCGGCGCAATAAGTTCGTTTTGCGTTAAGTCAACATTTGACCAAAGTACGATCTGGACGTTTTGAAGGTTTTGTGATATAATTGCCGCTTTTAATGCAAGTAGTGGTTTACGGTCAAACTCCCGTGGCACCCTCCAATAAAAATGAAGTAAGGTTTTCTTCGGATATGCCGTTTCGGGAATAGCTTTACAAAAGTCGTAAGCCTTATAACCATCGGTATAGAGTTCTGATTTACTTTCAAAGACGCAATCGTGTATCATTTCACCCTCCTTAAAAGCTTATCCCAAGCCGAGTAAACATTTGCATGGCGTTCAATATTAAATTGTTTCATTTTATTACTTACTGCTTGTAAATCAGTATGAAGCGCTTTATAAAACAATTCATCAAAGGAATTGAAATAAATAATATGCGGCATTGCGTTCGTATAATAGTAATCCGCAAATTGCATCCAATGCTTTACGGATTCAATATCTTTAAAATTGTTCGGGTCCTGCTTCGGGCTTGTTGGAATAACCGAACCCGCTGGACGTCCGAATGTTGAATTCCACGAGGTTTGCTCCATTACCCGATATGTTTTATTATCGTTATATTGGAACAGTTCAATTAGAAAATCAAGCGAAGGGCAAAAAATAGGAACGTTCGCCGAGTATTCCTCAAACGTTGACATGGTAGAAGCGTTATACGGAAAGTGAACCACGGCGCTATACTCCGCAACCGCTTGCCACGGGTGCCCAAAAGGTAAAACCTGATTCTTGGTTTTAAAAAACGTTCCGTCGAATTCCCGATACGGACAGGCCGAACGAACTAAGAATTCGTTACGCTTTGGCGCGTAGTGCATCCCGGTATACTCGCAGAGTGAAGGAATCCACTCGACAGAGCGCTGGAGGAAGTGCTCCGTATAAAGTTTATCATAATAATTATTAGCAACTAAAAATATTCTACCGGAGTCAACGCCTTCCTGTAAATATCGATTAAAGTCTTCCCAATCTTCCGGCGAACTTTGACACGGGTATTCATAACGGATCGGAATATCAATAATGATTGGTTTTGAAAAGTTTTTGTATAGATATGAAAAGATTGGCGGATAACAACAAAGATACGCATCATAGTCCTCAAGTAAAGGATAGGTTTTAGAAAATTCATCCCAGGCTTTCCGCTGTACGAACCCGCACCACTTATTTCCGTCAAGCATTGGAACGCTATCAACCTTGCGCCCCATTATCGGGGCGTGCCCGCTTAGGCATACGTCGTCAATTGTATGTCCTAAATCTCCGTAGATTTTCTTCAGGTCAGCCACTACGGAGATGTGCTGATCGATGTTAAAGATTTTCATGCCCTCTGCTCCTTAATTAAAATATTTATTTAATTAAAAACAAAACAATGATTCGTGTTGTTTTAAATTGTAAAGATAATAATAAATAGGTTCTTCAATCATGACCTCGGATTTCAGCAAAGGCCTAACGCGCTTAGAAAATTCCAAGTCTTCTCCAAAGCTCTTTGAGGCGTTAAATCCGATCTGCTTTACAATATCGGTACGTATCGGGTTAAGATGGTTAGGTGTCCGCCAGTATGTCGCGCCCGAAGTGTACCACCCTTCGGCCTCTACCGTATGGTAGAACTTACGCGGACAATTCCCGTTACAAAGCATTATACCCTCTATACCGACGCAATCCGGTTTCGATTGTAGAGCGTTAAGTATGTTCGTAATATACTTGGCGCTAATAATATCATCGTCATCAATAAAGCAGACATACTCGCTATTAGCGCGCGCAAGTAAACGATTCCTTTTCTCCCCTATGGTAATCTGATCATGATTATCCACCAAAAAATGTACTCCACTCCTGTATTGATTAATCAATTGATTCCATAGGCGTTCAAACTTTGCTTGACGCTCCGGTAACGTACATATTAAAACGGATAACTTCATAGCGGTTTCCAACTTCCCATGCCGCGCGTAATAACATTCCCGGCGCACATTGCCGCGTAGACCTGTGCGTACTGGTGCATTGTTCCGCTATTCGCCTGGCGCTGGAGAGGGATTAGCCGTTCGAAGGTTTGATCAACTTCGGCAAGGCCCGTACTATGCCGATGCTGTATTAAAACGTCCGGCAAGTAATGTAAGGTTTGGGTTAATTGCCCGACGTAATACCAAACCACGTCGATCATATCAGCTTTAAAAATTGGACACATGAATGGGCGTTCGGTTGCTTCAATAAATTTCTTAGTCACCGCAACGTTTACACAAAGCTTATCATGCGCAATATACCCATCGTCGCACCAGAAAACACCTACACCGTTATTTACATTTATTTCGGAAAGCAAACGTGTATCATAACCCTTAGTTTCGAAGGTCATATCGTCGCCAAACATTGTAGCAACAAAATCGTGACCCGCTTCGTGCTGATCGACGGCGTTATACATAAGGTTAAAGTAAAGCGAAAGGTTCGGTTGTCGGGTTTCTTCGGTAGTAAGCATAAAATTCATTTTCTTATCGGTAAAGTAATTAATAAGAAAATCCCGTGAAGCCGCGTCCTTTTTATTTATACAAACGCAGAAAGCGATTTGGTTAATACTATCCGCTTTATCAATCGAGGAATCTAAAAACCGTTTTAGCCATTCGAGGCGTTTATAAGTCGGGACCATAATCCAAAGTTTATTATACACCTTCGGCCTCCGTTCTGTCGTGGTCCTTCGTCGTATAGACCATTCCAACGTAGCCGTCGCGTTTTAGCTTTACCGTTAGCGGACGTTCGCGCCCGGTAAAGTTAAAATAATTATCATGCGCAATATGGCTTTTTTCGATAAAGGGCCAAATTACCCGGCCTAAAAATTCTTGATCGGTTCCGTGGTAAATGCCGCGTGGGTTTTTATTATCCGGTTTGATCTGTTCTATCCATGATTCAACAAGCATTTTCCAATGAGGGATTATTCCGGCTTTTGCGCCCCACATACCGCCGCATATCCGTATGTTGTGCTCGTTGTTATCGCGAATGATGTGAAAAGGCAGTTTTGACTCTTCCCACTCCTTTACGGCTTGCGCCTCCCGAACGTTAATCCGGGAATCCGTATCGCGAACGATAAAGCGTTCTATCGAAGGATCATCATACATAGGTTCAAAGCGCCAGTAAAGACCGAGGTTATCAATACTTTCCGGCTTATGGACGATCTCGCAACCAAGGTCGTAAAGTTCCGCAAGAACCAACCGTGGTACGAGCGGGTCAACGTAGAACCGACCTTTCCATCCAGGATATATTTTTGGAATAAGCCGAGCGTTTTCCACCGCGCCGTTCGCGTAGCCTTCGTTGTTTCCCCAAACGGAAAACGAGATAATTTTCTTTGTTCTCATGTTTTGCCCTCCTGAAAAATTATTTTATTTTACCTTTACCGCTTCGGTAACTATGGCGTCCGCTAAAATTGCGGGCGCTGATTGTATAAAGTCCTCTATTATGTGTAAACGCTTCGGAATATTATGCCGACGCGGTGCGCCCTTTTCCCGTTTCGGTTGCATCGCCCGCCACGCTGATTTATTTGTCACGTTCCCGGGATACGTCCCGTCCCAGTCCGCAGAGCCTAATTGATGAATAATTGCGTACGGTGCAAGTCTATTTTGTAAAGTCGTAATAACATCTCGACCCCCAAAACCCGCTTCGTCTGTTTTAACCAGCCAGTTTTCCGCAAGATGCTTCGATACCCTTCCCAGTGAAACGTTGCTACGTCCGGACATCTGTTCAATTACCATTTTAGCAGAAAAGTATTGCATTCCTTTGGTCATGCCTTTAGCGCAAGCGTCAAGAATTTGATCTTTTTTAGTCGCTAAAAAAGATTCATCAAATACTTTTGTAATGTCAATCGTGATGCTCATTAAAAAACCATTCTCCTATAGTGCGCCATAATCATCGTGACTTCAGCTTCCAATTCGTTCGCCGGGAGAGAACCCTTCGTCCTTCGGCGAAGCGACGTGCCGTCTTTGTCAATCCGCTCTTGCTCAAAACGATCTTTATTTTTCCACATAAACCGGAGCTGCATTTCCGTTGCCCGAACTATTTCCGGGTACGCTTCGGCAAGGGAAAGGCTCTGCGCCGTTGTTAATACAGCGGTTTGCGTACTCGTTCCGGCACCGTCTTCCGTATCCCATTGCTGGACGGTTTCCCCAACTTGGAAGCGTCCGTAAAGTACTTCAATAGTTAGGGTTGAGGAGTCAAAAGCGTTTACAATTCCGACGGCGTTTGAATTTACCCCGTAAACAAATTTATTAAGAACCCAAGACCCGGTAAACGTTGCGTTATAAACCGAAAGCGCGGCGCTGTTTGCAAGCCCGCCATCATACGTCGCCATGAATCCATTCTTAGACTCGAACGGTCGCGCAAAGTTAATTGTAATTGCCGCACCGTCAACGCTGGGGTGATAGGAAATTTGGGAAAGCTGTGATTGTCCGCCTATCCACATTCCCGTCGAGTCTGTCCAGGCACTCTCTATATTTACAACCGGATAATAACGCGGGTAAAATTCAAACGTATGGTATCGGACGTCAAAGTATTCAACGTAAGCAATTTGGTTTTGAATTCCCCTATTAAGATACTTTTCAATCTTACCCGAAATCGAGGGAATCCACGACGTGATTGCGCGTCTATTCGTTGCGTTGTTTATCAGGGGGGAGTCCCCGCCGCAATACCGTAGACAACGGTTATAGGTTGTTAGGTCCATTTGCTTTCCATTTGTCGGATAACTTTTTAACATTCAAAGCCAGGTTCGGACTATCAATAAAAATCTTATGCTTAGGCTTTGCCCTATATAACTCAACGAGCAGGGAATTAATCTGATTACTTTGTAAAGTAATTAGATTTGCCTGTTCAATAATTTTCGTTTTCATGGTTATGGTACTCACGTATTACCCCCGCGAATTGTTGATCGTAGTATCCTTCAATGATATTTAAACTTTGTTGAACCAAAGCCATCTGTATTCGTGTGGAAAGAATTCGCGCATTATTGATTGCAATCTGTTTCTCGATTTCCTTGACAATATTAATTTGTGTCATTTTTTTTATAAGAAGCCGAACGCGGTTAGGCGTCCGGCTTCCTTTTGTTAAGGTTAAGGTTATTGACCCGTTACCCAAAACGACGGGTTATTGACAACCGGCGCGTTATCGGGCTTTGCGAAGATCATATCCGCGCATACACCGATAGTCGGGTTTGCTGTATTACTCGCCGAAGGTTGCAACCGGAGCGAAAGATACTGCTTATAGTTCTTGCACTCCACGCCCGCCGTGAAAACCTGCTCCTGTGCCGAACCGGAGATAACTCCAAAATTCGCGCCGGTCACGGGAATCAGGGAAGCGTCGTCCGCTTTATCCGATTCGTAAAGAATTGCCGAAAGCGTTGCGGGCGCGGAAAAGGCCGCAACCTGCAACCGAACAATCGCCGAATCGTAGGGACCGCAGTTTGCATGCGCTCCGAACGTCACCGTATTGGACGAAGTCAACACGGTCGGCGCTATGAGTTTTATAGGTGCTACCGCTTCGATTGCGGTAAAAATTTGACCTGACATTGTAAATTCCTTTTAGTAAAAGTAAAGCCCTCTTTAAAACACCGTTACGCTATTACAGACCCGTGGGCCAAAGCGATTCGGTAGTCTCGCAACCCGTTGCCGCCGTGACTGCCGTTTGACGCATCAACTGCGTGTCAAACTCGTGAAACGCCACGATGTAAATCTGATCATCGAGCAGTGCCGAACCCGTCGCACCGTCGGACGCTACGTCCGAAACTTTCATCACGAAGTCACGCCACAAGCCCATCCAAAACAAGTCCCAGTTTGCAAAGATAACCGTCGAGCAGGACGTACTCGCAGCATTTGCACCCGTGGGTCCGGTCTGGTTGGAGGGGACGAGAGTGGTGTTTCCGATTTTAAAACCGATTTGATCTTCCATGATCTTATCGGTCATGAGCAGGTTCATCGGTAGAATCGGTTGACCGTTGTTTGACGACTGTCCGTTCCACTGCGTGATGCGTTCGCGTTTCATCCCCATTTTTACACGTGGGTGCATCAGGAAGCCCCACTTGCCGCCCGGCGTGGAAAGTTCGTCCGCACATTCGAGGTCGGTAATCATCTTTGACGCATCGTCAATACGGAAACGGGAATCGGCTTGCGCCTTTACTCCGTTAACACCAACACTGGAGGGGGTTGAACCCGCACCGATGAATTGATAAATCCCCTTCGGTTGAAAACCCGAACCGGTACCGGCAATGAGCATTTGTTCAATTTTTTTCTTCATCGTATACGTCAAGTCGTCCCGAATGATTTTGTCCGATACGCCGCGTGACTGATAAATCAAACGGTTTGACTGCTTGGTAAAGGCCGCAACCTTTTTAGGCCTAAGGGTAATCTCTCCGTATCCAACGGCAGATACAGACGGTTTGCTATTTTCGCCAACCATATACGCCGTGGAGCGGGAGGTTTTGATTGGTACGGGTAGGTCGCCCGTAAGCCCTTTGATAACGTTAATACCGAGGTCGACCATGGGCATTTTCTGAAGCACCATGTCAATGAACTCGTTGGTGACTTCGTCGGGGATAAGGTATCCACCGCCCGCGCCGGTAATCGCGTTGTTTGCACCGGTCGTCGCGTCTTTCAAACGCATCTCCATGTGCTTACTGATCATTTCCTTTTCGTAACCCGCATCGCGCCACGGATCACCGATTGCGCCACCGAGGTCTCCTTTACGGGCGAGGTGCTCCTTGACCAACGCGCCGGAAAACATCCCGAAGTCAAAGCTTTTCTTTGCCAGCTCTTCCTTCAGTCCGGGAATGTGCCGAGCGTCAATAGTTTTCAACTGTTCGGAAATACTATTGATATTTTTCTTTACCCCATCAAGCTCCGTCTCCAGCGCTTTACGGGCTGACTCTGCTTTATCGCCCGAAGCGGTAATCAACGTGTTGATTGACGCTTCGATATTGCCCTGCCACGTTTTCAACGTGGTTTGAAAGGTTTCTAATTCAAGAACTGCCATGATTATTTGTTTCCTATGTTAAATTTCACGCCCTCAAGTATCTCCGCGTATAAATCCTTGCCTTTACTTTTTGGAGCACGGTCGCCGCTGGGGGAAGCGCTCTTTAAAATTTCGAGTTCGGACTTTACCGCTTTGAGTTCCGTTGTTAATTTAGTTACGTCTTCAACATAACTATTAAAACCCGTCATATCAACCTCGACGTTAACGGTTTGCTTTACTTTAGAGTCAAGCCAGGCCTTTGCCTCTTCCTTGGTCATCGGGACCGGACAGTCATTATCGGGTGACGATTCAACGCTTTTTCCACGTAGACTTTTAATAAGACTCTTTACATGGGGAAGAACGCAATTATGGTGATCATCGAGAATGGACTTTGCGCACTTGTGGATAGACTCCTCATCGTCGTCCATTTTTTCCGCGTCAAAAGCCTTTTCGTGTATTTCACTGAGCATCCCTTGGTGTAAGGTTTCAATACCCGTATAGGCCAACTCTTTAGCCGTGCGGTCTGCTATGGATTTTGTCTTTGCCGTTTTCATACCGACGGCCTCCTTTTTATAAAATTCGGGAAAGAACGCCTTCAATTCTTTCTCGTTGTATACTTTATTTTCCGGTGCTTCCTCGCCAAACTCTTTTAAATGCCGCGCAAGATGGGAGTGGGCTCCGGCCTTATCGCCTTCAGGCATATCTACGCCGCCTCGTCCGCCGAGGAGCGCGTTCATAGCGGCGCGAACGCCGTTATACACCGTGTGATAGCCTTCCTTTTCGTGGTGCGGTAGTTTATACGAGCCCTTAACGTCCGGGGCGCTCGCATCGTACCACGCGCACATTACTTTTAAGTCGGCAACCGAAGCGGCGGTCCGCTGTGCCGCACCGTCCCACGCGGTTTCCTTTGGCGCTTTACTATGTTCCGCATAAGGGATAACACCCTTGACTTCGATTTCGATTTTCGGTAAGACAAAAACTTTCGTCTTTTTTCCGATAACCAAATCGGAAAAAAGGTCAAGCAGATTGACTTCCATCCATTTACACTTGTAAAGTAAATCAAAATCGGACTTTTCAAAAGTCACGTCCTTTTTTAAAGTCGTGACTACGGACTTTACCGAATTCGGATTCATGGGGATACCACAGGGCGAAAATTCTAAATAGTCAAACGACTTATATTCCGCGCCGCCCTTACCTAAGCCTAACCGATTACGTTCCGCATTATCAACGGGGGAATTCGTTCCGCCGTCGTGAGGTAAAAATCCGACCGAGCACGCTGGGAGGAAATTCGAGGCGGCAAACTTATATACGAGGTCGGACCGCCCTGAGGAGTCAACGCGGTTATCAAGAAAGAGTGCGTCGGCCGGAATAGACTTCTTTACTTTATCCACACCGATTCGTATTGCCGCGCCGACGGGAAAATTATCATGTTGATGCGCAAACATTACGACCGGGTTTTTCGGATAATAATTATCAAAGTTAGCACCAGCCACTCGTACAATGTCCCCAGCGCGGTCGGGAGTTTCGTCAGCCGTCGCAGGGTAGTGAAGAACGCGCTTTTCATATCCTTCTAAGTATTCCTTTCCGATCAGATCACAGAGCGCCCGGCATTCGTCCGCTGAGACCTGGGACCGCTCCGGCGGTATGTTATTGACTCTTTTAAGTAAAGTGTTTGCCATAAGCCTTAAGCCTTTTTCGTTCCACGTTTTAAACCGAGGACAACCATCAGGTCATTCTCGTGCCCCTGCTCTTCAACTAAGATCGTTTTCAGTAATTGCGCCGTGCCTACCTCTCCGATTGACATTGCCTGCTCTACGCGAAGCGTATAGCGCGCTATTGCGGTTTGTTCTCCGGTTATATCGTAGTGTAAAGCCGTCATGGAGTCCATTGCGGTTAAGGTAATATCCGCCGACGCAGTAGGCGTTCCGCCGAGGTAATTGATATGGTCCGCAATAAGGACCGCGTGTCGATGTTCATCGTCCGCGTGAGCGCGAAGCTCTTCCGCAATGTTAAGCATCGCGGGACCAACGAGGCAAGCCGCGTGCTGAATGTATTGGATTGTTGCTTGATACTCTTTAGCCAAGTCGCCGTTCAACTCAAGGATCAATTGCGTAAGCGTGAACTTAGGCGCAGCGGGAACAACGTCCTTTACTATAGGCAACGGTTCAATGGCTTTTAATTTAGTTTGCATATTCATAGTAAACTTATCCCTGAAAGTATTGACCGACGGAATAACTTATCATTCGGTTCTTTGGCTTCGAGGGCGGCAACGGCGGTTCGCAAACGTGGTTTTGTAACGCCGTTTCGGTCTCGTAAATCGCGCCGCACTTCTCGCACTTGTATTCAATTTTTGGTTTTTTAATTTTAATCATACTTCCTTCTTTGTTAATCAGGTCTAACGGCAACCGCAACGCAGCGGCAATTTATAACCTCTTCCGCCGGACCATCCGGGTCGCTGGGATGAATCAGGCCCGTAACCGGAAACGGTTCTCCTACGGGAACAACGTTGCCGTTCTCTTCGGCGTGCGTGTCTCGTACTTTATCATCGTTTGACGTTGTCCATTGATTTTCTTCAATCTCCTCCTTGACAAAACAATCATACCGAGCGTCCGCCGAAATTATCCCCGTCTCCGTTCGCGCGATTGTCCTGGCTTGATTCTTACGAATCTCGCCCGCGTCGCCGAGGGCTTCCTTGATCGACTTTGCAAATTGTTGAGGAGTCCAAACCTTATTATACCCTTCGGTGACGGCTTCGGAAATCTTATCCTTAAAGGTCTCAATAGTCGTGGTGTTGATTGAATCAAGCGCCGCGCGGCGGTTCTTTACAAAGCTTTGGATAAGTGGATCGCTAACTCCCCAATTTACAAACGCGCCTAACTCTTCTTTAAGCTTTGACGCTTCGAGGTATATCTGTGCTTCAACCTGTGCTTTGTAAATTTTCAATAATGCTTGATTTGCCTCGTCCTCGTCAAACAAAAATTCGTTACCATTCAAAGACGGCGGCTGCTTCGATTTTGTAACTCTCTTTAGCCATTCGTCAACCTTGTCTTGGGATTCGTTACGGAGGTTGGTCATTAGCCGAACAAGCTTTGTGTAAAGGGTATTTTCCCCTGGTGCTAAAACCCGTTCAACGTAATCGGCGGAAATCCTATCGAGAACGTCCAGGCCGAAGCCGACCGCCTTAACGATAAGGGCCTTAGCGGTTCCTTTAGGCTCGTTAGGCTCTTGGCCGGGTGCCGAGGGCGTAAGACTACCCCTGGCGTTCGGCGTGCCGCCTATAAGCGGCGTCGGGCGCTCTTTCAGCCAGGGCGCGTTCTTATAGTCGTCGTCGGTTAGGGGAACTTCAGTTATTCGCAGCGCGGTCTCCGCCGGTACGCCCATCGCGTAAAGCTTAGTAGCGGAATTGGTTGCAACGGTATAATCTTTTTTAAGAATGCGCACGCCTGAGGTATCCGCGCCTAAATGAATTTCATTTCGAACGTCAATATTATTTATCCAATTACTGTTAACCTGTTCAAGCAAATTTTCTTCAATAGGGAGGTACGTATCCTCCCATAACATTTTATGCCCCTCAACAAGCGTTGCGTAGTTGACATCTTCGTATTTACCAAGGGCAATTTTATTTAAACCAAAAACCGCAAGAAGCTGTTCAACAACGCGGTCTTTTTGTTCTTGAAATTCCATGTCCTTATGATCAAGTGCAATCTTTTGAAACTCCGTTCCTTTACCAAGTATAACAACGCGGCGCGTATTTCCTACACCGCCATATTGCTGATACCAACGGTTTTGCATTTCGTTCGCTTGGTCCTTCGTCAACTCCTGATCGCTGGAGAGAACGCCTCCGGGGATAGCGTCGTTTTCAAACATCCGGTTATTCCAAATATCCGCTTTAATATCGTTGATGATTGCCATCTGTGCGGCGGCATAGTTTGATTGACCGGACAGCCAATCGTAGGGGTTGAAGTTGTAAATGCGCAAAATCTCATTCGGCTTATAGTGCTCGATGAAAGGTTCCGGTCCGGGGATTTCTAATTTCCAGCCAAGGAAGTGTTTCTGCTTGTCAAACTCCGGCGCGATAAATTCATCCGTATAGGGGTAGATCGTTGCCGGAATGTCACCCCGCGCAAGGTCAACCTTCGGATCGGCCTTGCCGGAATCCATGACCCAAAAGACCTGCCCACCCTTTAGCGAACGCCCAAAGCCCTCACGGCACGGTAGCATTGAGTAAAGAATGGTAGATTCCCAAAAGATATTCCACGTCATGAAAGGGTTCGGCTTTTTGAGTAATGACCAAATAGGACACTTCGGTATAATTTTATTATCGTCGCCGTAAATATGATGAGGTAATCGTCGGAGGTTTATTGCTATTGCTTTAGCGCATGCATAAACCGCCCAATGTAGTTGATACGGTTTCTTTTCAATTTCTTTGCTTGATAAATTGCCGTAATTATTGGACTGATAAAAAAACGTAGGGTCAAGGTCAGGAACGTCAAGCGCCTTGGTCTGTAGGTCAAGCGCCTGTCCTTGCGGTCCGTAAAGGGTAATTTCTTTATTAAAGTTCATTGATCACCATTTTAGAAGAACCGATAAAATTACCCCCATCAAAAACCCCAGTAGAGTCATATCGAGCTCGAAGCTTGGCGGCGCGTTGTCGAGCGGCGAGATTTCCGTCACGTACATGTGCCGGTTCCGTTTGTATAGCGTCATAAGTAAAATCAATCCCCTCTAAAATATCCTCAAGAAAAGTTGTTTCGTCGCTCATTTTAAAAAATCTGTAAATCGTGAATGGGTGCCCTAAAAAACGCCAAACAACACGCATCCCCGTCGTCCGGCGAACGGCCTATACGCGCCTTGATATCGTCCTTGCTTTCGATTGCCAGCTTCCCGTCACTGGAGAGAGGTAAGCGGTGAATGGCGGTCAAGTCACCTATTAGGTTTTCGTCATCCGGTAAAGCGATGTCTTCTTTGTTGTCAGGGTCAAGCATTTCGCGCATGCTCCAAATAAGTAAAGCGCGGGTGTTTTTGAAAACAATTTGCCCCGTCCGATCGGTAATGTCCGTTCGCGTCCCGAACTGTATTTCGTGGACGCGGGCCTTTAACGCGTCGTCTTCTTTAAGGCGGTCTGCCGTGCCTACGCCTTCACCGAATGACGTGTCAATGTTAACTTCCCCTACCATTCCAAGAGCCGCTTTAAGCTTTCCGGCAAGTTCCATAGGCCGTGATTTTCCAAAACGCTCTAAGCGCGTAAGTACATTCCCATAACGGTGGGCAAAAACCGTCTTGTCAACACCCTGTCCGGCGGTATCCGCTCCGATAACATAGGGTCCGGCGAGTACTGCGCCTTTATCTTTCCAATCGTACCACCGTGATACGGCACGCTCTACCCAGGCGAGGGGGATAACTACGTCGGGTGCGTCCGTGGCAAAAATTCCCCATACGCGATTCTGGTATGCGGCGGAATCCTTTCCCCAAGCGGCGCGCTTTTCCCGCGCCCAGGTTAGGGTAACGCGACCCGCGCGAATTGCCTCACGTAAAGTAACATGTTTGACTTTCCACTTCTCATAACCGTTACGGTGCGCGCAAATATTATAAAAGACGCCCGACGTGTCGCCGGGGGTAGAAAGCGCGATCTGTAAATGATCTCCAGGCGTACTAAAGGCCCCTTCGGCACTTTCCCAAATTGCGTTCGGTATAGCCTTCGCTTCGTCGAAGACGTAAACGACGCGCACCGCGTGACCGCCTTCGATACTCTCCGGTCGATCCGACGCGACGGCAAATGCCTTCGACTGTTCGCTGAAGTTGCATTCGAGCGTAAGTAAACGAGGAACTTTACAACCACCAGCCATCTCGACGGCAGTCCAGTTTACTTTGGAGTACCATTTGTGGATTTCCGGCCAAAGGTAGTTTTCTAATTGTCGCCAGGCCGACGCAGTGGTAATGATTTTGCAATCCGCCGAGACCGCGCCCGCCCATAAAATAGCAATGGCCGCAAAGACTGTTTTTCCAAGTCCATGCGGCCCGTGCATTGCTATTTTGTGATTACCGTCTCGGATCATCTCAAAAGCCTCTCGGTGGTATAATGACAAGTCTACGTTTACAAAATCTAAAACCCACGCAAGCGGGTCGTTATAATATTTTTTTGTGTATGCTTCAGATATGGACGCGGAAGGCTTAACCGTACTGACAATAAGATCAAATAACGTTGAACCGAAGTTCGCTCGTGTAAGTTTTTCATCCATTTGCCTTTGCCAATACCGCGTTTAGTTTTAACAAGCATTCGTCAACTTTATTTGCCGGAACAAATTCAACTATTATTTTTCCAACCTCGTCTGCTGCTTCTTTTAAGTCGGTAAATGAAAGTTCAACTCGTTGTCGGGCCATACCTTCTAAGCGGTCTGCAATAAAAGAAGCCGCCCACTGTTCGCCATTTAACGCTGCAATTCGAACGCGTATCCATGTTGCATCGTCGGAAGATAATTTATTTATGTCAACGTCTTTAAAAAACTCTCCAATTAGTTTTTTAATCACTTCCGGCGCTTCAAAATTTCCATTTTCTTCGAGCTGTTTGGCAATAGTACGGCGGACACGTTGGACAATATTCTTTTGTCCCTTTTTGTGTCCGCCGCGCGGATGCGGTTGACCTTTGCGCCATGTATACTCTAATGGCGGTTTACCTTTCCCTATCTTGTACGGCTTATTATCTACGTCCGCCACGAGCGCCGCCTTTTCCACCTTTTGAACTTCCACCTTTACCACCTTTTGAACTTCCACCGCCACCTCCGCCTCCGCTTTTTTCGTAAATCATTTCATTTGCTCCTTTCCTGCTTGTGTACCGTGGTTTTATTTCCGGCTATTATTCGATTGTTTTTATCAACGAGGATTGATCGGCCAGTACCGAAGCGCTGCAATGATTTACAAACGAGATCTTGACCGCGAAGCGTTCCGTCGTTGGCATTTGTGTCGTCGGCTATCAAATCATTGACTGTCAAAGTGGTACCGCGTTTTTTCGCCGTTTGTTTCATGCCTTAAATATATTATAAAAAGCAAAAAGAGACTATAAAAAAATTTTATAAGAATTTTATAAAAATATTTTTATAATCGCTTTACAAAAAGCGCTTTTACCGTTAGGTAAAGCATCCTTTACAAAATACGCTAAAATTTTTCTTATTTGTAAATAAAAGAGCTAACTTGTTATAAATCAATAAGTTAGCCCCTATAAAAACGGCCCTTTTAAAAAAAGTCCTTATAAATCAATGACTTACGCCCCTATATAACTTAAAGTCATATAATAATAATTAAATAAATATAATTATAAATATAGAATTAGTATATATATAGTACCGTAACTCATTTAAAATCAAGGACTTAATTTTTTTATCGTTTTTCGTATAGGTTAAGTCATTGATTTTAAAGGGTTTTCATTTTTAACGAAAACCGTAAAAATCGGGTTTTTCGGGTTCTTTTCAAAATATTAAATAAAAATTAAGTAATTTTAACGAAGAAAGCGGCAACGATGACGCCCGCAACCATGACGCCGTGGGTCCAAAAAACTGCCCTCAACCCTCCGAAGGACCACGGAAGTAGCCAATAGCAGCATACATAAAGTAGTAAAAATATTACTAAAAGTAAAGGATTTTTCATCATTTTAACGACTCCTGTTTCACCATGTCTCGGACGGTTTCTTCAACCATTTGCCGATAGGATATGGTATAGTTCCAGCGCCGTTCAACTTGCCAGGCACCAACCATAAGGGTCAATACCATTATAGTAATCAGAATAGTTATAAAAACTTTTACCATTTTAATCTTCCTTTGGTGAAGTACAATATTATCGTTGTTTTACAAAACCGGACACACAAGGTTTAATGTTTGCTATTGAATCTGTTGTAGAAACACTCTTAATTGCGGCCACCTATAACCTCCAGAGAAAAATTTATTGCGTACAACGTGTACGTGCCATAACGAGACACGGCTTATCTTTACAATAGCGACCTTTAATAATCCAACAGTTATAACCAGCACACTCCCACGAATGGCATGGCACCATAGCGCTGTTAGTGCGCGTTTGGGAGCGGGCAATCATCCAGAAAGTCATAGGACACAAACATTTTTGGTATTGACTCTAAAAGCTTTTGACAATAATATTCCCCGTTAAGCTCAGCCACTTCAGTACATGAGCAACAATCAGCACAGCAATCAATTTCTACAATGCGACAACCATTGTTTACTTGCCCGCTATATTTTCCTTTTTTCATCGCGCAGCCTTTCAATTTTAAAAGCGCAAGGCATTTACACTAACGTTCGCCGTGTTACGACGTTGCCGCTTCGGCAATGTGGGCTTTAGCCCCTTGCGTAACGCGGCTGTTAGTTGCTGTTAATCGCGCTTCCGAAGTGTTCTCCGGGGCGCATTCCGCGCACACGATGTGCGCTCTTAGGATTGCTCTTCCTATAACTTCAACGACTTGCGGGACGACTGCGTTTCCGAGACTCCACAACCTGTCCACCCGACCGGGAACCCCATTAGCCACTCTACCCAATCCGGGTTCAGGCTCCCAGTTTGCCCTTGATCCTTTACTAATGCGTTCAGCGGGATACTGTTCCTTTTGTATTGACTCGGGCCACCGTCCTTCTCCGAATCCTGAACGGTTGGAGTCGGGAACATTTGAATTTGATTCCTTAATCGGCATTGCGTAGTTCTGTGGTTGTTCTGATATTCCATCCAGGCTTCTGCGCTCCCCTTGCGCCCCGCATCCTCCACGCTTGGAGTTTGCCACAATCCAGACCCGATCCCTTCGGTGCTGCGCGTCGACGGCGCAAGCTGGAATAACGAACGCTTCGACTTCGTAACCAATATCTTCCAATTCAGAAAGCAACGACTCGAAAACCAAACCTTGTTCGAGAGTAATAATTCCACGCACATTTTCAAACACGCACCAACGCGGCTTGATAGACCGTACAACTCGAAAAGCCTCTGGCCAGAGCCAACGATCATCTTGTGTTCCCATTCTCTTCCCGGCGTTGCTGGCAGGCTGGCATGGAACCCCTCCACAAATAAGGTCAACTGCTCCGAACTCTGTTCCGTTGACATTTCGTATATCTCCAATTCGTTTGACTTGCGGCCAGTGGTGCGCAAGAACGCGCTGGCAAAAAGGATTTATCTCGACCTGGCCGACACACTGCATTCCGGCGCGTTCAAGCCCTAAATCAAAACCCCCGATACCGGCAAACAGTGAGATAAATTTCATTTTTTCTTTTCTTCGCGGCACGATGCCGCGTTGTCTTTGCGCCCCGGCTATAATTTTCAGAGCGCGATTAATTGCAACCAACGTCCGATGCATGGCGAAGTGCGGTACTCCGCATTTGGGGGTACTCCCCGCCATGCATTTGTTAGGCGATGTTCTCCACCGCTTCCTTAGTGTTCTGCGGCGCGTCTTCGTTTTTGTATTTGAATCCGAAATCTTTCCAATGTTCACCATCAATACAATCCGACCAATCTTTTACTTTCATAATCATCCATTCGCCCTCATCAAGATTAACGTTTTTTATACCCATAACGAACGGCGAATGCGATTCATGCTCAACGTGTGTTCCGTCAGAACAGCTTGTAAACTGGTCTGAAACCACTGCTGTCAATCCGTCTGCCGAATAGCCCTTAGTGAAAGTAAGAACTATGTCGCCAGTAAACAATTCTTTGCCGCGCAGGTCCTTCATGTTCGTTTTGATACCGCACACACACTGTCGACATTCGCCAGAGTATAATAGATGCATTTTTTCCTTCTTTCTTGGTTTTCGGCTTGCAAAGCCAATATATTACCCACAGCATGTACTTGCGGCCATCGTGCACAGGTGAGATGCCTCTCGGTTGTGCCGGTGCCCGCCATTATACATTCCATTCTTCTATATTTTTCTTCAGCTCATCAATCCAATGATCTATTGACGATTTACAATTATCCGTTTCAACGTATTGTGTTATTGCCGTAAGTAATTCATTTATCCGATGCCATAACCACGTCCGTCGGGGCATTGGGGTAGTAAAGCCTTCAACGGAAGAGGGAATAGCAAAAAACTTATTTACATCCTGAAATCTATTTTTTTTATAAACGCCGCTGTCGCCGACTATTGGACAAGCATTATCGCTCGCCCGATGTTCCCCCTTAACCGTTCCGCAATGAAAACACTTTTCAATTTTAAGGATAGGGGTGGGGGAAGTATTAGCAACAAACTTATTTACATTATGAAAACCGTTTTGTGTATGAAATAAATTACCAGTTGAATATTGTGGTGCCTCGTATACTGGACAAGCACCATCGCTTTCCCTATGTTCCAACTTTATCAATCCACAATGAAGACACTTTTCCATTATGCCCGCCCCCATTTCCCATTAATTTGAAACCGAGCGGGTTTAAGCCTTGTACTTCTATCAATTGCTCGAATAATATCCGAGGAAGCCTCTTCCGAAACCCGTACACAACTTACGAGTTCACTTAACGGATAAAGATATATGGTCTTTACGCTCGCACAATCACGATCCCGACACCCTTTGCAAACCTTTGAACATGACATAGATGTCTCCTTTTAATAAAAGTTAAAACCCTTACCATTACCGCGTACCGCACCTCGTATCGACGAAACGCCGGTCTCCTCGCTTAACCGAAATACCTTCCCACCGCTTACGCACGACGTAAAGGGTGTTGTTTTGACTTTATCCGCGCCGCCATATGGATGGGAGAAAACTTGACTTTGTTTTCGATTAGTTTTTCGTTTTTGTGACATATAACGGCCTTTCCAACGGACCACCCCGTTTAGTAAATAGGTTAATTTCCCAAGAGTCAAACGGCGTTTGCGCCATCTGTGCTATCCACGCAATGACAATACGTTGCCCGGTTTGCCCGTTTTGCGCTCGCCAAATATAACCGCTCTTAAAAATTGCCTGCGTTACCGCGTCAAATTCCCCGGAGTATTTACAGCTTACCTCCAGCGCTTGGTTTACGGTTTTTAACCGTAGCCTGTTGTAAACAAAACTCGGAGCGCTGGAAGAGATTAAAGGCCCGACAGCCTTTAAACGGTCACGCCAATTTAATAATGCAGCGCTACCCTGCGTACTACGCATTCGAACGCTTTGCACGCCTTTACCGTTGTTAAACGCCGCATCTAAAAGGTTGCCGTTACCTTGAGTAATAGTAACATGTTCTAAAAGCGTTTTAAATTGCCGGTCCGGGGGGATGGCTTTAACGAGTTCGGATATTTGAGCGTTGCTGATAGTAACGGCAGACGGTAGTCTATCATCTTTAAGCGGTAGTTTAGAGACGATTTCCGGCGCCGGAGGGGATGCTACATAAACCGCCCAGCGATTTATAGCAACGATTTCCCCGGAGGGTTCTAAAAGAACGACACGCATCTGTGGATCGTCCTCCGTGTTACCAATAAGCGCTGCACCCGCGAGGATAGAACGATGGAATATTGTCATAGCAAAGTTATTCCATACTTTATAATTTTAATAGAGAGTCCAGCCGACGCCGCAGCCCACGCCGCATCCCCCGACGCCGCAGCCCCCGCAGCCCACGCCGCATCCCCCGCAGCCCACGCCGCATCCCCCGACGCCGCAGCCCCCGTAGCCCTCGCCGCATCCCCCGACGCAGCCCACGCCGCATCCCCCGCCGCAGCTCCCGCAGCCCACGCCGCAGCCCACGCCGCATCCGCACCCTCCGTAATTAAATATTTTTCAGCAGCTTCGATTGCCTTCTTCGGACGAGAATCATCAGGATATTTTGCCTCAAAAAGATACAAAACCTCTTTCGCGGCAAAAATAGCATATTTTATATTTTTCTCTTTTGTAAACAAGTGAGTTAAAAGCCAGTTTGACCAATTATATTTCTCACATTCATCACTTGCTAAAAGCGTTTTTATGGTTTTTTCTACTGTCCTACCTGGATTTTTCATGTACCACGCAAACCCATCCGCGCACGGACCTATGCTTTTTACCTTTTTAATTGTTAGCTCCATTATTTAAATACTTCCACAGTAAATTGCCGCGTCTTATTTAATTTAAAACCCTCATCTACAACTGGGCAGTGTAACCCCTCGGCGCTGTGGTGCCCTTTGTTTTCGTAACAGCCTTGGCATTCTACGTCAATACCATCCAAAAGTTCGGCAAGATTATCATAAACGGTTTTACCCATTCAGCACCTCCATTACCCTTGACCGACACGCCGCACAGTCTTTTTTATTCTTTACCGGTGCAACCCAGACTTCGACGGTCCCGGTTTCCTGGTCTTCAACAATCTGACTTGTAAACCCTTTACGTGTTGCTATTTCCGGAATCTTGCGCCAGTTTTTTCCGAAAGTCTCAGCGTCATGCCAGGTTTTTTCTCCATCAGCGTTTTGTTCATAGATTAAAATTGCGTAAGGTTCACCTGCAATCGCGTCGGTTTTCTCCGCCCAGCGGTCGAAAAGGGATCGTAATTTTTCCGAAGGGTTAGATCCTACGCCTACGCGGTCGATGTACTTTCGATCGGATTCCCGAAGCCCAAAAGTCATTGAGCTAATTTGTGATGACACGATATGCTCCTATAAAAATTTTACAATAATTTATACTAATTAAATATAATAATTAATTATAATAAAATCAACAAATATTTATTATATTTTAAAAATATTTTTATAAATCATCAATGAAACTAAGTTGCCTTTGCGTCTGCTCTGCGACATTTACATTCTTTACAGATACGTCAAAATATTCCGGCTTTAATTCAATACCAATTCCTTTACGTTTTTCTTTTACCGCAATGTAAATTTCAGAACCAATTCCAAGGAATGGCGTTAATACCGTTTCACCGGTATTGCTGAATAGATGTACCAAACGGCGTATAACTTCGAGTTGTAAAGGTGCAATGTGTTTTTCATCGTTTGCACTTCTACCAGTTCGCGAATTATTTAAAACATCAGTACGTCGTATATCCATCCAAACAGGAGACGCCCATTTTTGCCAAGTATCAAGAGAAAATTTCTTTTTATCAATATTTACGATGGGTTTCCAATCTTCCTCGTTACCTTCCCATTTACGAAAAATAGTAACATATTCAGGCATGCCTATACCCGAATACGATGAATCGCTCGTTACTTGTTTGTAAAGAAGTCTTTGTGTTTTTGTTCGTTGCATTTCTAAAACCGGATCAGTCCAAATGCAAATTTTTGAATGATATTTAAAACCTGCTTTTTCCATCGCAGCGTGATGCTTGCCGGTGAAATTATAAAGACCTGAGTATCCGCTACTATTTTTATATACGGCAAGGTCTTTCGTATGTGTACAAATTAAACGTCCTGGCTTTAATACCCGATACAGCTCTTTGAGTAAGAAAGCGTATTGCTCAAAAAACCGTTCGTGAGAATCGTTATTCCCCATGTCATGTATGTAATTACTGTATGTAAAGAGCGAAGAAAACGGAGGTGAGTAAATTATCAGGTCAACCGAATCATTTTCTACAATTTTAATTTCCTTCACACAATCCCCATTTATTAAAAGAGAACTGTTCGTCTTCACTTCTCGACGAACGTACTCATTCTTCAAGCCATACCGAAATTCATTCGTTATTTTGTTCATTTTTGCTTGCATAGTTAAAAACGACTCCTGTTTTCTTTTTACTGTTTGTAAAACATTATTCATCGAATCCGTCGTTATCATCATTACGTTAACTTCACTTTTTTGACCAAATCGCCATGACCGGCGAACCGCCTGATAGAACGATTCAAAAGAAAAATCAAATGCCGCAAAAATCTGAAGTGGGCAATTTTGAAAATTTAAACCAAATTGCGCAATTTTAGTTTTTGTAATTAGAATTCTATATTTTCCCTTTGCAAAACCGAGTAATTTTTCTTCCTTCGATTCAATGCTTTCATCGCCTCGAACTTCAGCAAAGTCGGAAAGACGTGCTTTTAAATAATCAGCTTCTACGTTTTGTTTAATCCATACAATGACTTGACTTTTTGAAGCGTTAACGAGTTCAATGGCTTTATTCAAACGATTGACCATTGTATTACGAATCTCCTGTTGAAATTCCGTAGCTGAAATCATTGCATCGTTGAAAATAAGACCTTCTTTTCCAGTACTTGGAACTTTAATTTCTTTAATTGACAATTTCGGTAAAATAAAACCGTCATCTTTAAAACCAATATCGGACGGTTTACTTATCATAACCGCCCATGACGATACCCATTGATAAAATGATTCTACGGCATGACCTTTTAACCGATAGTTATTCATACCCTCATCACGTACAAACCATTTTGAACGCATGTCGGTTGAATTTAAAATATTTAAAAATTCCGAATGTTGCCCTATTTCACCAGGATCGTTTGGTGACGGTGTTGCCGTACAACAAAGCTTATATTTTGTATCTTTAAAATAATCTGTAAGTTTTTGCCGATACACACCGGTATAATTTTTCAAAATCGATGATTCATCGAGAACAATACCACAATATTTTTTAATATCTATATTGTCAATCTGTTCATAGTTTGAAATAATTATATTTTGCAAACCGTCTAAACGACTAACAGGTATTTTAAACTTTTCACCTTCAGCTATGGTTTGCCCAGCAACCGCCAAAGGTGCAAGAATTAAAACAGGGCGTTTTTCTTTTTCAGAAACGAGACGTGCCCATTCAAGTTGAATGATTGTTTTACCCAACCCGCAATCAGCAAAAACGGCAAACCTTCCGACTTTTAAAGCACGTAAAAGAATGTGCTTTTGAAAAGGGAAAAGGTATTTACTAACGGAATGCGGTTCAAAACCGCACTCCGTGTTTAAAACAATTTTGCTTTCAAGAAATGCATCATAATCTTTAAGCATTTTTAAAACCTACCTTATTTAAAAAGTCGGCCTTTATCGTTCGTAAACATTTTCCATTGATCGTATACCCGAATCCGCGAGCGGAAAAACTTTCCATTATTTCAGGTTCTTCCGGCTTTCCGATTGGAAAGACTATCGGCGCGTCAAATTTAACGTCCGCGGCTTTTCGTAAAACCATGAAAATCGCGGTTAAGTTTTCATTCTTTATTTGGACTTGAGTACCGCTTAAACTAATACCGATTTCAACGGTTTCGCTGGGGAAAGCGGAAAGAACTTTTACGAAATTATCAATATCCCCTGAAAAGGTGATTGGATTTTCAAACGCCGAAGCGACAACGCCATTTTGTATTCGGTCTGAAATAAATTCGATTTGTGTCTTTGCAAATGGAATTAATTTCTTGACCTGTTCTAAAAGCGCAATACGGTTAACTGGATAGAATACATCAATTTTGTTAATCGCTTTTTTATAATCCGGTGCTTGATCTTTACAGATTTTAATATAAACCGTTACGCCGTCCGGTGCGTCGGCTTTAATCCATTCGGCGTTTAGATACGCAGTACCTAAATCAAATAAAGAAAGTATTTTCGCTGTTTCGCTGGAGATGGAAAAATCGGACGGCGCTTTTCGTGGTTCGGAAAGTCCGACGTGTCCATCGGTACCAAAAACAATACCGTCTGAAAAACAAACATTATGTAGGATTGCCCGGCGTATATCAATTGACGTAAAGGGGATAAACTTTTCTAAGCCGGAAAGATCGATTTCAGATTTAATAAACCCGACGGTAGGTACGTTAGGATAATAGTCGGATACGGGTACATCCCGCTTGCAGAATTCCCACTTCCGAACGTGCTCGAACAGTCGCAAATCGTAAATACCATCCGGCGCGTCAACCGGAATCGTAACATGAAAATCAAGATTCGTTGCGTGAAGTATGCCGTTTTGAACTTTAACAAAGTTTAAAATATCCAAAGACGTTTTTCCGAAAAGTTTAAACACCGCGATTACCGTTTCAATTGCAGGTATTTTTTCGACGGTCATTTCGACGGTATCAAAAAAACCGATTTCCGAAGAAGTAAATCCCGTCGTCTTTACGTCGTCCATTTTTAAAAACGACAAAAGCAAGGTGTCGTCCCATTCCGAAAATTCAGATGATTTATTATCCGCGATACCGTAAGCAATCGCCGAGGCTTCGCTTTTAAAATCCGCGAAAAGAACATCCACTGTTTTTTCACCCAAAAGCTTCAGGGCCTTGATCGTGGTATTGCCTTTATAGCACACGCCGTCTTTACGCCACACGACTACTGGCGTGACCTGCCCGCGCTCCTTGATAACCTCGGCAAGTTTAGGCGCGGCTGCGTCGTTACGGCGCGGATTGTCTTTCCAGAGCTTGACCTTATTGATATCTACCGTTACGATTTCCTTGTCAACCTTGACTGCGTAGTCGGTTAAAACCGGCTTCGCCTTCTTAACCGCCCGCGTTAACGGCGCGGCTTTGACTGCTTTACCTTTTACAAATTTCGTCGCCATGGTACTGCCCTCTTTCTTTTAGGTTAAATATTTTATATTAAATCTGCTTGTTCGACCAACGTTTTAAACCGTGGCTTTACGTGCCATTTTAATTTTTCAATTCGTTCTATTATTCCCAACATTGACATATTTTCCATCACAATTGCAACGGTTTCCACCGGTAGGTTTATTTGCTTCTCGACGTCAACCGGAGTCATTATATCTTTACGCATAAAAGCCTTTAACGCCTCCGCGTACCGAGACGAAACGCTTGACCACGCAACCGTTTTTAATATTCGAAACGTGTCATTTGCAACGCGCTCTTGATTTTTAAAAATAGAAATTCCCATTGCCAGCTTTACAAGTTGCTTAGTCAACCGCGTTGCTACTTCGGAAAAAGGCGTATATAAAACGTTTTTCCGGTAGCGGTCACGAGTAACCGCGCCGCGCATCGCCGCGATAAATTGCCCGATATGTATAAAGCGCTCCATCTGCTCCTTTGTATAAGTAGGTAAGTTCTCGTGTTTATAAAGAAGAACGCGCTTTGCTATACCATTAATTTCTTTATTGATTTTGATTTCCTGGGAGATATTTTCAATCGCCTTTTTAATATGTTCGTGCCGAACGGTAAAGTCCTTAGAAATCCAATTTCGCCAAGTCAAGAACCTTTCCCCAGTGGCCGAGGTCTCTTCGAAATACTGTTCAATCACTGGAGTGGTGGCCGCAATAATTCCGAACGTTGATTTTATATCCCGTCGAATTCCGTTCCCGAACGTTCGGCCGCAAACTCCGTCAAACGCGCCGCGTAATATGCTTTCGATTTCCTTCCGCTCGTGCTCCGGTAATCCTAAAATAATAGTCCAATCCTTTACAATCAATACTTTCCCATTTAGCTTAGGGATGAGAGAAGGGTCAACCGCGCCTTGATTTTGCCCGGATATAAGCGCCGGAGCGGTCACGGACTCGTGGATTTCAATATGCTTCCCTCCGGTCATTGCTAAAAGCGGGACGGTTTTAAACCCGCCCGGAGGTGCACAGACGTAAAGCCAAACAGGATCACCGGGGATTCGATTTGCGAATACTGCGCCAAAGCAAACATCATAAATATCCGTAGCCTTTTGATCATATTTTCTATTGTCCGAGAGATGAAACCACTTTCCAAACGCATCATACACGTCTGTATACGGTACGTAACCTCCGGTAATATCAGTCTCCCCGGCGTTGAGAACTTCGGTTGCCTTTAGATGTTTTTCCAACCACTCTAAAGGGTTTTCTTTTTTTGTAAATATGTCCCGAACGTCATAACCCGGCGCGGTGTCTTCGGGCCAAGCGAGATATTTTATTTCCGCTGCCACGGGGGTAAGAGCGGAAATCGTTTTTGCCGTTCCCGCTCTCCCGGCAGGGTCATTATCATAAAAAAGATAAACAGACTTTCCAACAAATAAATCAATAATATCGTTTTTAAGCGTAGCGCCCGCGCCCGGGACGCCGAGTACCGCAATATCCGTTGCGGTTACCATTTCCATCATTGCCATCGTATCCCATTCACCCTCACAGAAGTAAACGGTATTGTATTTTTCGGGCAACGTCCAAAGCCCGTAAATTGAAGAAGAGCATCCGGCGGTATTTTTAAAGCTATCACCGTCGTAGATTTTTATATTTAGGATTGTTGAACCGTCATGACTAAAAATTGGAATCACCCATCTATCATTAATACTACCGATTTGTAAAGACTCTAAAAGATCAACCGAAAGTCCGCGCCGTTTACTAAGTTCTTTTAAGCCATTTCCTTTAGAAAAGGAAACGACTTCCCGTAAAAATCCTTGAAACCCGCCCTGCTTTCCGCACTTAAAACAATTCCACTTTTTATTAGTATCGTCCTTTGCTATGCCGAAGTGTCCCGCCGCGTGACAAAAGGGACATTCTCCGTTATAGTTTTTTACGTCTTCGCTCTGCTCTTTAAATCCAAATTGCTTAAATACAAGCGTTGGGTCTGGTGGTTTTAGCATGATGTTATTTTAAATTCCTTCTTCTTATCCCAAGTATACGTCGCTATTGAAAAGTCAACGTTCATTTTCACTTTAATCTGTTCGCAATCAACCATGAGCCGAGAGATTTCTTTACACAACGGAGGTAACGCTAAACCGCGCCGAACTTCCATTACCAGTTCATCGTGAACGGGTAGTATAATATGAGCGTCGATATTTTGCGTTTTAAAGAAACGCGAAACTTTAACCTGAGCGTGCTTAAAAAGTGCTGCCGCACTCCCCTGAATCAAATAATCCGTTGCCGCGTAAGGCCTGTCCAGCGGCACGCGAAGTTTTCGTCCGAAAAAATTTGTAACATATCCGTCGTGCTTTGCGTCGTGCGTACATTTATCCATCAGTATATAAAACTCCGGGAAGTCACGCTTATCGCGTTCGTATCCCGCGCTAACTTGGTCTATCGTTAGACCAAGCGTCCGAGCCGTTTGCTTTAGGCCGGCACCGTAAAGCATCGCGAACCGGGCGTTTTTCGCGCGGGACCGTAACGCGCTTTTTAGCGCTGCGTCAATTTCTTTTTCGTAAATATCACCATAGAAGGACCGTGCGCAGGAAGCGTGAAAATCATAGCCTTCATCGCATAGCCGAAAAAGACGCGGGATACCTGTACCCTGGACGGCCAAACGCATTTCAATCCCTGAGTAATCAGCCAACAATAAAACGTAACCTGGTCGGGCTTTAAAACATCGCCGTGCGGGCACAGTATACACCGCCCCTGCTCTAACCTCTTTAGAAATGTTTTGGAGGTTTGGATTTTCAGATGTTTCACGTCCAGTGCCTGCTTTATTAGTTCGGATGTCCGGGTGAACAATATCCTGATTATCTTTTGCATCGATATACCCCTTTATAATTGCAACGCCTTTAGAGTAAGTGCGCGCTTTTTGTATACAATCCACTACAGGGTGATTTATTGTTAAAATTGCTTCTTTATCCGTAGAGTCCATTTCCGGGAAACCGAGTTCACAAAATAGATAATTTTTTAACTGTTTCTCACTTAGTAAATTAATGTAGTGACCTACAATTTTCCGCGTCTTTACTTCGTTACCCTTTAATTCGGTTTCCATGAAGTCAATTAATTTTTTTGCCTGAAATATATCCAACATAAACCCGCGCCGCTCCATTGCGACGGTAGTTTTAATAAGTTCAATTTCATTTTCATATTCAGATTTAGGCTCTACTAAAGGCCAAAATAAATTATACAACAATGCCCCACGTAAACCGTCGCCATGCTGATAAGTAAACATCAATTCTTCGGGATGCTTATCGTAAGAACCATAAATCTTTTTACATTTCGAAATAGCCTTATCCGCTTCCTCTATCCAATCTATCTTTCCGTGAAAACGATTAAAGAGGTAATCAAGCCCATGGTTAGGGCAAAGATTATCTATATACTGAGACATTATCATTGTATCATGTAAAGGCTTTATCGGGTTTATTACAAATAAACCTGATACGGTAAAATGCAATTCAAATTTCAAATTATGCGCGACCGCTGGGCAAGGGGATGCCCAAAAGTCCGCCAAACGACTTCGAAAGTTGCCCGTAGTACGTGCAACCTCTTTTTCTTCTTGATAAAAACGAACCGCGCCCGATTCACGCCAGACCTCGGTGTACCCGTCGCTGCACCAAGTAAAGGATGCAGCGAAGATACGGCCTTCACGTGCATATAAAGAGATAGTCTCGTAATCCGCGTTGATTACGTCGCTGGGAAGAAAGGGGCGCGGTTGGTTTTTCATAATAAATTAAATTAAATTGTTAAAGTTATTTCTTTTTACCAACTACTTTACGCGTCGGAGTAACCGGCTTCGGCTTTTCGATGAGCGTTGCGTCAACGGCTTCCAAGACCGCAAGTTCGTCGGGCTGGAGGTCTTCGGCTTTGAAAGTCGCACCGTTTTCCTTTAACGCAGCAATGATTGCCGAGCTGTCCATCGAATCGTCGATGTAGTCAAGCTGGTAAGAACCGCAAATTGCGAGAAGGCCGGAAAGGTTCGAATCCGTTTCGGCTTCTTGTGGTTCGGAAGGTGTCACCGTGTCACCGCCAGGAATTCCGTCAAGTACGTTCGTTATACGAATCCGTGCATTGGTATATTTTGTTCCATCTTTTCCCGTGGAACTCTCATGCGTCACGCGGCCCTCGACGAGCGGCGGGTTTGCGGTTACGGCCTCCAAAAGACTTTCAAGTTTGACAATTTCCTCCGGCCATTCATGTCCGAGGTCCTCCAAGCGCCCGCGACAAATTTGCGCGCCAGTTTTATTGTCCTCAATAATTGTTCGGTCAAAAACACTTTTCCCCACCGCATCGCCCTCGGCAACGGTAAATTTCCAAACGACCATAATCCGTGGAGGTTCTTTTTTCGTTTCGTCAAGCGTTGCCTGAACGCGGAAGGTATACTCCCCCTCCGGCAAGAGCGAAAAGCCGCCCGGCGTATAATCGTCCATCTGTTGGGTCATTGTCTTTTGCATTTGCTTTAACCGATTTGCGTAGATACCCATAAGTGTTACTCCTTTTGTAAAGTGTAGATTAAAAACTATAAAAGAAAGCCTATTATTTTACATTTACTTTCGGTTCTTTTTACGCGCCTCCTTCGCTATTTTATCATTCTTCGAACGTGTGACGGCGGTTTCAGAAAAAAGTTCCGTTTCGTCAATATATGCTCTTTCCTGCCTATTATGAAATGCCGCCTCAATAGCCGCCATACCCTTTGACGGGTCACTGGGAATAGGAATTGCCGCAATAGGTTGCCCGGTTTTAGTTTTGAAAAAGCGATCTGCCTGTAAAGCCGTTCCCGCCATTGCGTGGTCCGTGCCTTTGATTTGTAGAAAACGTTGTTTCCCTCGGTAATGATACCACCATACGTTATCAATGACGGCGCGGTAAAAATCGTCCAGGGCCTTATTAAGTAAAGGAACGACTTGATCGTATTTCTGTCCGACGATTGTTTGCTGCTCCTTTACCGTTTCGTGACAAAGGACCACGAGACCTGTTCCCAGCGCCAGGATGCGGTCATGAAAGTCACGAAGTTCACGCTTGATTGCGTCCCAATCTTTACCGAAATTATCTGTGCGCGGGTAATCAATACCTTCCTTTTGACAAATGAATTTCATCGCTTTTTGATTAGATTCAAAACCCGTGTCAATGATAATCGTTTTTGGCTTTACGGGTGCTTTTTCCAGCGCGGAAAGATACCCAAGTGCATCTTCCCAAAGGTTAATATCAACGCGCTTTATCCGCAGGGCCTTTGCCCCGGCCTCGAACATGAAAAAAAGCGCATCCGGGAACAGGGATGCAAGTGTTGATTTTCCGATTTTCTTTTGTCCGTAAATAAGAAACGAGTACGCGCCGAGGTCATCTACGGGTTCAATTGCTTGCGTTGGTAAAGTGTAGATTTTTTTACCGCTATCCAATTTAATCGGAGGCGGATATACTTTGTTTTCTTTGAGTGCGAGATTTATTTCCCGCAGCTTAGGAATCGGACGGTCCATTTTGCCCTCACTTTCATAAAATTTGTTAAGTTCTTCAACATTTTTGAATTTTGAAAAATACTCTTTTCCATTCCACATAAATCGCCACTTTTCCCAGCTCACGCATTCCTTGATTACGTAAGCCGTGACACCAAAAGTATTAGCACCTACTTGTTTTGCAAGGGCAACGGTTCCGGGGAAGGCTTTTAGGTCGCTTTGTATTAAGAGCGCAAAGCCATGTTCTAAAATCGCCCGGACTTCTTCAACGCTTTTTTCTTTTCCCATTACCGCAAGTAAACGTCCGCTATGAATGAAATTATGACAGTAATGACAGAGCGGAACTATTTCTTTGCATACCATTGTTCCTTTTTTGTAATCAATATCATAATACTCGTGGGCTTCGAGCCACGTATGCCCTTTAGCCAAAGCCTTCGGTGTACCACAGGCCAAGCAATGATAATCGTACTCACGGTATACAGCTTGCCGGATTTCGTTCCACCACTTATCCCCGTTTAAAGCGCGCGGAGAAAGTCCGTGGAGCGGTAACGGAATATTAGGATGAGAAAGGATTTCAGGTTTTAGGTTCATAAAAATACCCCTCCTCTCCGCACCTTCCGGATTGAAATCTTTCTTCAAAACATTTACTCTGCTTTGCTATTCCGGTAATAATACTTAGAGTATAAAAAAGCTTACAGTAGAAATGATATTCTTCAATTTCAATCTGATTTTCTTTTAATCTTTTCTCATCTTCAATGAATGCGTGTTTACAATCAGCACAAAACCGTGTCTCACTCATGCTCGCACCACCAATGCAGTATCTTGATAAAACTCGATGCCCGGTACAACGCGCCCCTGCCCGGCAAGGATATTCAAAAGCTTTACATCAGGTATCATGTATTCCAAAGGCACCTCCATTTTGTTAATTAAGCGCCATTTCCAAACCTTTCGACCTCCGGTCGCAGCGCTGGGAAGGGAAATAAAATCGGGGACAATATTAGCCGCTCTATCTAACAAGGCCGCTTTCTTTTCCGGGTCAAGCGTCTTTTCGGCGCGTTTTTCGAGCGCTGCCGAAGCCCGCGCAGCGTTCTTTTCCGCAATAGCCTTGAGTCGATTCTCCTCGGCGACGCGCAGCGCTTCTCTATTATCATCAAAAACTTTAATCGCCGCGCGGGCTGTCTTATCGTAAAGGTCAAGTTTATCGGTAAAGGTTTTTTCATTTCCGCAAATTGCTTTCCATGTCGCGTGGGCTTTTTCTTTTGAATCTTTAAAAAAGTCCACGATTATTTTTCGCTTTTGTTTTACCTCTACCAGTAAAGCATACGTCCTTTCCCGATCACCGTCATTTTGAATTGCGATTGGTTTTGCCGGATCGTAAATGGCTATTTCTTTCCCAAAATCCGTTTCTTTTTTCATAAACCCAATTCCTTCCTAAAGTCAATTAAAGAATTCAATGCGTCTAAAAAATGCGAACTTGCCGCGCCGCCCTGGTGCGCTAAAAGCGCCGGACTTATTATTGTAGTTTGCGGCATGCCTTTGAACCGCGAGGCGTACCACTTTTTAGCAACCGAACCGGCAAATACTACACCTTGAATATTCGGTAAATAGCTAAAGCGCTCTATAATATTATCAAAACAGGAAAAAATTTCATCCGTATAAACTTCCCGCGTTTCGCCATTTTGCTTATCGCAAGGGCGACAAAGCACCGAGGTAATAAAATAGCAATCCTTTGGAGAGATCGATGCCCTTACTAAAAGTAAATCTAATAATTTACCAACTTCCCCGGTAAAAGTCAGGCCTAAAACGTCGTCCCCCTTTGACGGCGATTCCCCAATTATCAATATCTTTGCGGTAAGTTCACCGCGCCCAGGTACGAGTTTAATTCGTGTTTTTGCAAGTTGACACTTAGTGCATTCCATTAAAAGCACCCCGCAGCCCAGAGCCCAATCGCGAAGGCGCTTGCCTCGTGATCGTTTCGGGCTTTAAATTTAAATTTTTTTAATAAAATATGTTGTAATTGCTTTTGATCAAGCTGGCCTTTCCACTTTCGGGGGCTTACTAAATAAACAGAGCATCCGCACTTTTTATAGTTGTCAATCAAAACTCCTACGACCATAGCCAATTTGAAAAGATCACCCCGCGCGGCGCTGGTATAGGAGACGGCCGAACCTCCCCAAAGTTCCACGTTTTCAATGATAACCGACGCGCCCGTAAAGATATGAAGTATTGGTGCATTTTGAAGGCATTTTGTAAAGGTAAGGAGTTCTATCATCTCGCCTTCAATCCATTGACAAATCGCCGTATTATCTCCCGGATCGATGGTCACCCAGCGCCCGCCCATAAAGTCGGACGGTGGTTTATCAATGAGCGTTGCGCCGTTGAAAATATTTTTAGATTTCATTTTACCTTTAAAGTATTTCTTGCCATTTTAATAGCTAAATCATACTGTATTCTGTAAATTCCTTCTTCGTGAACACAAATTACTTTTCCTTCAAACTGATCTATACTTCCGTAATAGCATCCACATGAAACGGCAATTCTACCCTTTTCGGAAAAAAAGGTTGTGTACGCTTTGCGCGATCCTATTGGGCCGATTACTAGCAAATCCGTGTCGCCGTATACCTGCGCGTCGCCGGATACCCGCGCGTCGCCGGTTACCTGCGCGTCGCCGGATACCCGCGCGTCGCCGAATACCTGCGCGTTGCCGTATACCTGCGCGTCGCCGGTTACCTGCGCGTTGCCGGATACCTGCGCGTTGCCGTATACCTGCGCGTCGCCGAATACCTGCGCGTCGCCGGATACCTGCGCGTCGCCGGATACCCACGCGTCGTCCTCTTGGCTTAAATTCTTTTCATCCTCAATTAAACCACCGGGTTGACCTTTTGCTACGAATCTAAAATTTTTTAAAGCAATAATTCTAAAAAGACTACCTTCAGCTTTAAGTTCATATTTCTTTTTCATCTCGCCTCCCTTTTATAGATCGACGAAGTCGGTCTATCTGATTTACACGCGTTTCTTTATTTTCAAGGCTTTTCCGTATATCCTCTTCGACGGTATTTTCCGCCGTTAAGGTTATTATAAGTAAAGAATCATCTTTTTCTAAATCAACCGTTCGCTCACAAACCTGTTGCCAAGTCATTAAGCTTTGCGGAAGGGAAAAGAAAATCACAGTGTCAACACCGGAAAGATTTGTGCCCCATTTCCAAGTTTGTGGTTGTGCTACCAAATGCCGTTTCTCGTGAAGGAACGTCATTCGTATTTCCTCCCGTTCGTTAGCCGGGACCGCGCCGTGAATATAAAAACAATCTAATATGTTCGCAATCCGTTCAACTTCTTCCACGAAATCCGCCCATATCATTACTTTACTTTCTTTCAACTCCCCTGCTAAAAGAGAAAGCAATTCGGCTTCTTTTTCCGCCCCGGAACAAAGACGTCGGCATTCATTCCAGCGTTGCCCGGCGAATTTCAATATTTTACCATCGTAAAGCGCGGATTCAACCTGTTTATATTTTTTCCTCGTCGCTGGGGTGAGCTGTATAACCCGATTGCGAAAGATTTTTTCTTTATCCAATCCGGCATCTTTACGAGTAAGAACTGAACAATATGAAGCAAGCCTTTTTGCTAAAAACGTTTTACCCTTCAATGACATAACCCAGTCGAAACCTTCGGGGCGAAAGTACCTAACCCGAAAATCCCAATATGATTTACAACCCAAGATTGCAGGATTTACCCATGTGAGTTGCGTATAGTATTGCAATTCGGTTTCCGGCGCGGGCGTTCCGGTTAAAAGAATTCGATACCTGGCTTTTGTATTTTTAAGAAAATATTTTGTGATTTTGGAAAGCGGATTTGCAAGCCATGTTTCGTCGCAAATGATTGCATCCCAAGAAATAGATAAAAAATCAAGGTATAAAAAGGCTTCTTTATTAAGAAGAAACCAGCCATTCATCTTTTCGAAATGGTCTAAAAGTTGGACACGCTTTTTGGGGTTTATTTCGTAAATAGGATAAATGTCTTTCTTGTTTTCTTTTAAATCCTTTTTCCAACCCGCTAAAGCGCTATATGGCGCGAGGACTAAAATTCGTTGCGCGTCCCGACGATGGGATAAAAAACGAATCGTTGTTAGAGTTTTGCCGAGGCGCATTTCCCAAAATAAAACGCCGCATCCTCCGTTCGCGCGGAGGTATTCGATACCGTCGCGTTGGTAGGGGCGTAAAGAAAGCGCACGCGGGGAGCCATCGCCGCATGCGCTCTTATAGCCTGCCGGGACTAAATTATTAGAGGATATGTTATTACGTTCCACGAATGGCTCCCGTGCAACTTAATTTACAAAAAGTATTTTATTTTATTTTAAAATTTATTTACTTGAAAGTTTTTTGACCGCGTCTTCAATCACTTCATACTCAAACTCGCCGCGCTCTTTGGCGAGCTGGGCAACGACGGTCTTACTTTTTTTTGTAATGGCAATCGTAGTAAGCTCAATGTTTTTCTTTGGCATTTTTAAGGTCTCCTTTTAAAATTAATCGACCTTATTAATATAATTTAAATTTTTATAAAAGTATAATAAAAAATAATTTATTTTTTATTTAACTTTACGGGTCTTGTCAGAGGGCCTTGTTTCTTTTGTAAAGGATGGCCTTTTAGTATCAAAGCACCTTCATTAATTCCCATCTCCACGCCGGGCTTTATCGTTTCGCCGCACCCGCAGGTACACTTTCCCCAGTCACGTGTTGCTTTCATATTCCTCCTAAAATAATTACATTTCGGACTTGAACACCAAGAAGTTGCCCTATCTGATCGTAAACGACACCCACACTTACAAATCTCGTCAAGCCAGAAAGCTATGTCTTTATCACCGGTTCTTTTTACGCTCATACGTGATAACCCTTAGCCCGGAGTGCGTCCGCGATTGTTAACGAATATGGTTTTTCCATTTCTTCCCACGCGGATTCCGGCAAACGTATCGGGTGGCTCTTTACCTTTACGCCGGGAAATAGTTCCTGGCGACCCACGGGAAGCGGTTTAAAAGAGTTTTCCATCGCTTTAATTTTATCCCCATTTACTTTAGGTACGGGGATTATTTGCCCGTGACCCGCGAGCGTATAGACTCCGGTCCGCTCGTTCCATGTGATTCGTCCCAACGTCCCTTTTATTAGGTATTTATATTTGCTTGTCCAATTGCTCATTTTTTGGTCCTTCCCATTTTAGTTCAAAATTGGTTTCGGAAATTAACTTTGCATTTTTTAGAATACCGATAATCCGATTGTAAGAATTTAAATCCATTTTACTCATAAGCTGAGCGTAAAGATGCCCGCTTGGTATTTTTCCAAATTCTCGAATACAATCCGCAATGGCGCGGATTGCTAAAAGATTTTGCTCTATTACGTGAGGCGAAACATTATTCATTTTTGTGCCTCCGCATAATCAACAAGCGCGCAATACCCTTCGTAAAGCGAAAAAGTATTCTCAACCCATAAACATCCATTTTCTGAACCTATAGGAGAAATTGACAAAAAACAATATTTTGTATCAAGGTTGGTCCCGGACAGGTTGGCCCTGGACAGGTTGGCCCCGGATTTAATAGCATTTTTTAACGCGTCCAAAATATTTTTATAATCTCCACAAAATAAAACGCTGTCCGATAACCACGATTTAATTTCGATTTTCATTTAATTTTCCTCCTTTAAATCGTTTGGTAGATGATAAATAATACCGTTGCCAGACAAAAAAGCGCAATTGACACGATCAATAGGCCGCTTCGCCGTCCTCCGTTGATCCGAAACCCTGCCCGATACCTCGCCGATATGGTTCCGCGCATTCGGTTGATATTTTAGGCTGAACCGGTTTCCCGCAGGTGCAATGTTTTTTACATTTCTCGCATGAAGCGCAAACCGGTTCAGTACCGCAAAAACATTCCTGCCAGAGTTGTCCGTTCATGCGCACAGCTCCTGTTTTGAGATTCCGAGTTGGTTGCAGACGGCTTTTGACAGATTGACCAGACCACGCCATGAGCTGGTTCTGGTTTCAGCGATAACATTTTTCACATCGCGCGAGAAATTAGGGCGCTGTTCATCTGCCGGAACAACCAGCAGCGTGCAGTTGTCCGATCCACGCCCGCGATTATTGGCCCAATATGCAAACAACTGGTTTCCGTTTTTCAGGGCTGTGATTTTGTTGAGTTTCATCTGATCCTCCTCGGTTTGTGGTTTGTGGTTTCTTTTCGCTTACATATATAATATACCTTAAATACAATAAAAGGTCAACAATTATTTTTAAAATCTTTTAATTATTTTTAGCAAAGAAAAAGCCCTTTATTTCTAAAGGGCCTTCTCTTTACAAAAGATAATTTGCATTACTATTTTTTTTGACAAGCATCGTATTGGGCTTTCCAGTAAGCGGCAGCCGTGAGTAGTTGTCGGTACACCGCCGTTGAAATCGTGGTCAACGAGTCCGTTTGACTACAGACCGCCGTAGGCGCGATTTTAATTACCTGGCGGGAGCAGATCGGAAATAATAGCGTCATTAGCACTAAGATCGTGGCTACTAATGGCCGCGTCAATTTTTGTTTCTTCGACTGCATAGAGGTCCTCCGGGTTATTTGCCTTATTCTCAAAATAAACAAGCTGGCCCATAAGAGCCAGCATAGCATCAAGGATTTTGTCAATTAACGCTATCATACTACAGGTGTCGGAATTACCGGCACGGCCTGGATGACCTGGACAACTTTTTCAACCACGGCAGGCGCTGAAGGAAGGGCAATGGGTATAGCAATTTTTAGCTTTGCTAAAAGATCGGCCTTAGCCGCGATACCGAAGGGTAAATCTTTTAGCAGTGCAATAATATGATCGATGGAATCATTCCAATCAGGAACAAGCGGACCGTCCTTGACAGTTGCTTTAAGCTGGCCGAGTAAAAGTATGATAGCGTTTATTGCATCTTTCAAATCCTGAACAATCTTATTGATGCGGGCGATTTTGCCAGCGACCAGCGCAAAAATTGACGAACCTCCGACAGCTCCGGCACCAAGTATGGCAAGTATTGCTTGTGCCCAAGTTGGCAAGGTTACGCTCGCCGTCGAACCGTCCGCCGCAAAAACAGAAACAACCGCCAAACAAACAAACCCTAAAAGTAAAGTAACGATACGCATGGTAAAAACTCCTCCGGTTAAGATTTAATAAAAATATAATTTATAAATTTTAAAAAGACTACTTTTTTCGTAATTATTTTTGATCATCGTTGCATCTAAAAATCAATCGCAATTCTTTTTTGTAAAGTGCCTAATACCTTCTTTCTTTTATAATTATAATTAAATAAATTTTATTATAATTATATTATATTAGTCTATGTTCGCGCGCGCGTTCTATTAATATAAAGGCGCTATTCTGCCGGAATTTGCGTCGGAATATCCAGGATTTCGACCTGGAGCGCCTCAACCGCCGCGAACTTTTCAACGCCATCCGGGTCAAAACCGTCTTTTTTAGTGATGACATCTATTAAATTTTCGAACGCTTTTTTACTATTATCGACCGCATCCGCTTCCGCTTTTAAACCGACCGCAATACAACCCTCTAATTGTTTCGGCCAGTTTGCCGGATGAATTCTTATCCCAGCATCACCGAGGTTTGCCACGTCATCGCGCGCCGGAACGTGAATATGCGGCGTGTACATGTGTAAACGCGGAGAGCGGTCAATTGTTACACTGTAAAGACCCGCTGGGATGGATTTCTCCAGGTTTTCGACGGTAAATTCTTCCAGCGAATCCGGGATTGTTAACGTACCTATTATTCCGTCCTCGGTTTTACGATGTCTCTGCACGGTCATTTTCATACCTGTTACCTCCTCCAAAAAAAAGTGAAATAGTGTTAATTATCTTTGTAAAGTTCTTTCCGCTATGAGTTCAAAGAGTTTGTCTATGCGCTCTATAAGATTGTGAATCGACTCGGTAAGTTGTAAAAATTTTTTATCCCCATCATCAAGCCGCTGGGAAATGCCTTTTATATTTTTTTCATGATCTTTTTCATGACGCGTAACGGTAAGTAAATCGGGTTCGCGTTTACGTTTATGTAAAGTACCATCCCCTCGAAACCAATCCTCCACCAGGCCTTTTAATGCCCAGGTTATTCCGATTCCCGCTCCAGTGCAGACCGTTCCGACAATTGCGCTGTGCATTTAACTCGCTCCGATCCGGTTTAAGGTTTATAAAAATCTGTTTATAATTTATTTATAATTTATTTAAAAAATATGTTGACTTTTTTTTGTCCTAAATATTATAATTATATAAAAGTAAGAAAACTCTTTCCCCTTATCAATGGAGGTCTCGTATGTCTCACAAATCTCTCGCCGGTTTTACCGGCCTGTTCGGTGTTGTCGCCGTCGTACTGACGGTCGTTTGTTCGAGCTGTAGCAATCCCGCATCCGTTAAAAGCCCCGATCAGTCGGCCCCTGTTGTCGCCGCTCGACATGTCCTGCGCCCCGGAGCGTTCGGTCTGGCATATAATCCCGGTGTTGGTCTGGAAAAGCGCTTGGCAAAGGTCGAGGCGGGAGCGGTCGCCACGATCAGCCTCGATACGATTAACAAGAGTAAAAATTTCCTTTTTATTTTGAAAAATACCGGGGAGAGCCCGATTCTTGGTTGCCGAATTTCCATTGCTACCGGCGACTCGCTGACCGGGCATTACAACGTCACGCCGTCGAGTATCGCGGCCCTGAAATCCGATTTCGATACGTCGGGCGCGGACAGCATTACGAACAGCCTCGTTCCGATCGTCGTGGTGAGCGTGGATCATGGATGGGCAATTAACGGGACCAACTGGGCGGGCCTGCTTAAACCCGGCTACAATGTGAGCCAGTTGAGCGTATACGGCGTTACGCGCGTTTATCGTGATACGTCGGACACTGTTGGACATTTGGACACCATATCGGCCAAGGTTAATTTGAAGGTTTGGGCGAACGAGAGTGATTTTAAGGTGCTGAGTGTTGCGGATAGCAATAGAATAATTTTTCAGGATGGCGGGTATGATACAATTGTTCATGCGGGAATTACCCGCCTTTCGTCCCAAAGTCTATTGCAATATTGGCAATTAGGATTTGTAGACAGACTTTTAATAATTAATATCGGCAATGTCCCTGCAAGGGTTGCATACCGTGGAAACGTTTTAGACACCATCGCACTTCCTGTAAGCGATACTGTTACTATTAATAAAAAAGATAGCCTTTGGGTTTGTGGTAACTGTAACCAACCCGTGAACGTTTCAATTTTAACAAAGTCAATTTCAAACTATTCTGATCTTCCTCTTCAACAGATAAATGGAGAATTAGATTTTCAATTTTTGCCGTATTAAACAAAACAATGGGGTATATCAATATTCCCAGTATACCCCATTGTTATATGCAACTAACCGAGCCGAATAACCTCCCTGAAGTTGAATGTGTCCACTGTTTGTATAAACCGTATCTGTTATCGCGGAACTCGCAATATTAATTATTCTAAACGGGTAACACATCGTCCCGCCGCTTCCAATATTTGTAAAAGTGATTTTTGTATTTACCGATGGATTAACAACATAGCAGGGCCATGATCCATATGTCAAATCTATTTGTAATGGAGCAGAAGATGTCGGCCCGTAAACAGTATCCTGTTCGCCAACCCCAGAACCGTAACCCAACCCGGTTAATCGTAGAGATCGGGTGTTTACCCCCTGAGGCATAAGCATTGTATTAAGCCCCGTACTAATAAGCCCGGTAGGAGAATTGATTGAAGAAGTATTCAAAACACTTGTCGTACATGCTCCATAGCAATTCATTCCGGTCGCATTCATTTGATAGGTTGACGCATAGTTATTGCCGATATTGAAATTGTATGAATTATACCCCTGTAAAGACAGCCCGGTCGTCGAGGTTATGTACTCAACGCCGGTTCCGCCAGTCATTGTCATATAATATGATGGATTCGAATTATTATTGACCGTTACGTTATTATTGATCGTGGTCGCGCCCCCCACAAGCAGCCCACCGCCGATGTGCGCGCCTGCCGATACGGTAAGCTGGGAGTCGGGGCTTGCCGTGCCGATGCCGACGTAGCCGTTTTGATCGATTCTCGCTCTTTCTGACCCGTTAGTAACAAAAAGAACAGGACTAGCAAGAGCAGAGCCAAGTGTGACTCCAAGAGATCCACCTTCGAGATAAGAATTAAAAGTAGTATAATTACTATTGTAAAATCTGATTATTCCATAGCTATCAGAAGGTCGTCCTATTATATCTATTGCTTTTTCTCCTGTACTAAGAGTTTGAACGGTTAATGGGGCAGATGGACTCATTGACCCGATGCCGACGTAGCCGTTTTGATCGATTCTCGCTCTTTCTGACCCGTTAGTAACAAAAAGAACAGGACTAGCAAGAGCAGAGCCAAGTGTGACTCCAAGAGATCCACCT